GAGGAACAGTATGCATCTTTCCTTCCCGAGCAAGCCGCGCAAAATAATTTTCCAATCCTTTAAGCGCCTTCTGCGCGGGTTCTAAATCTACGCGAGGAAGACGCTGGAGGACATGGGCTAGTTGGATTCCTATCCCAGGCCCCCAGGCGTCTTTCTCGGTTTCTCCAGCCAGTAAGTCATTTGCAACTTTGACGAGCGTTTGAAGTTGAGACAGGAAGAGAACCTCTGTGGCTATTTGTTCCGCGGTTTTTTGCATTTCTCCTCTCCGTTTTCATCGGGGTATGTGTGCATCAATATACCTCGAAGCAGATACAAAGGCCACAGCACGATCTCCAAGATGTACCAGAGGAGCATGAAGAGAGCGACCCCTGCGGTATTCGGCATGGGGCGTTTCCTGTTCTTGTAAATGTAGATGCTTTCCAGAATGAGACCGATCGCAAGATAGAGAATAATCACCCAGGTCACTGTTTTCCTCCTTTCTTGGATGGATTAGTAAAAAACGAAGTGATGACCCCTCCAACTTCGTTTTTAAGCACTACCGGATCCCGTGGGCCAGGTAGAACGCCTCGCGCCATGCAGCCTTTCTGGCTTCGCGTTCGGCATCAAGTCGTTCTTCGTACTTCCGGTCTTCATCGAGTAACTGGATCGACTTAGCCAGTTCTTCTTCGGTGATTTCCGGAAGCGGCGCATTCCCGAAGCGGCGCATTGCTTCGGATGCGGGAGCCCACTTGGAATACCCAGCAAACTTCAGGACCATATTCGCGGCGCGATTGGGGTGATGCCCCATTAATCTCCGCCGGAAGCGGAGGAGCCACCGCTCGCTCACATAGCCCTGCATCGCCAGGTCCTCGCCATCCTCACCCATCATCGTCCATTCGTCGGTGCCCCCGCCGGACTCCGGATCCTCGTGGTACTTCACCATGAACCGATGGGCAGATCCGGCGACGCGCGCACGGGTGGCATAGTAAAAGCGTCGTTCCGTTTCGGACAACTTCCACTCGTCCATGTGTGCCTCCTGGAGGGGTTATTGGGTCACTAAGTACTTATACCAAAAACAGGCAGGTAAAATGTGTCGAGCGCCTGCTAAGACGCCTCGTACACGCACTCTTATACCAAATCAGTTGGGAGGATTTACACAGCCGCCGTAACCACTCTGGACCTTGGTGGCGGGGTGGTCAGCCTGGTTGGTGTGCATATAGCCCGCGCGTTGTCGATTACACCCAGGATAGCTGGGAATAACCTTCACCATGACCTTGGGTGTCTTGTTCCAGACCTTTTCAGTATTCGCACCGCATTCTGGGCACACTGGGAGCTCATTTACACCGCAAACGTCCTCGAATCGATGACCCTTGGAGCACTGAAAGTCGTACATGGGCATGTTCTACTCCTCTTACCGAGTTGAGACCGGCTCAAACTTGTCGTTGAACACGACTTCAGGTATCTCTGAAGACGGATCGATGGCACTTCCATGGAAAAGAGGACACAAAGCTTCATCAAATACTGGCGGAGGTGGTGAAACTTGAAGATTATCACCGAAAGATTGCGCTTCTAAGGCTGTGATCTCATCCCCAAGAGACCCAACCATGTCCTCTGAGTCGCTTTTCGTTGGGAAGAGAGCTTTCAGAGCATCTACAGAGACTTGCACGGTCGGCCTTGGGCCTCCAGCTAGCCACACGACACCTGTTACGTATTCGTCCCCGCGTGTAAACGGCGGGGCATTGGGAAAACTCGGCATGAGAGAGTTGGCTAGGTCGGATAAGAAGAATTGGTTTCCGCCTTTTCCAAAGAACGACCGACAGTAAATGCCCCCCACGACTTTGGGGAGATTGAGCAGTTCGGTAATTCTCTTGATCTGTTCTAAGATAGCGTCGACCAGCGCAGCATACCGTGCAACCTCTGCCTTGAGAAAATCAAGGTACTGCTTGAGCAAGTCTCCAGGTGCAATGAGCTTGTCGGCCAATTTTTCAAGCTCTGCCATCATCAAGCGCAGAAAGTAACCTAGCTCAGGGAAAATCTCTGCGATAGACGGCGTACGCACCCAATCCGGCGGTGTGCTTCGAGGAGGTGTTGGATAGGGAATAACATAAGCACAGTTCGAAAGATCCCAGTAATCAAGTGTTCCGAGAGTTTTCTTGCCCTTGGTCATCTCGCACTTCCAGGCTATATAGAAATAGAAACCATCATCTCTCTTGGCTTCGAGGTTTTTAGCAATGTACGCAACCTTGGTGTAGTCCCATTTATCTTCTTTCAGCACTACGGCCTTGCCGTTATAGGCGGTCAAACCCTGTTTTAAGTCCCGTGTACCCATGAGTTGTACGACGTTTTGAGCTCCCGCAGCTTCAACAGCGTTCTTAACTGCGATTATGGCATACCGCTTGGGGGTATAAATAACGTTTCCAAGGTCCGGAATTGTTGTTAAAGGAAACTTGGGGATGTCCCATTCGAGCAAGAAGCTTGCTTTCGGGGTGGTATCGGTCGGATAAGCGATTGCACGAGCTGTCAGTCCGGTCGGTACAGGTGCAAGACCAGGAGCAGACATGCGAAACAGGTCTCCAAACATACCCAGAAGACGCCAGAGATCATCCAAAAGACCGAACGGGTCAAGCGAAGTACCCATAACCCAGACCATTCCACCGACATAATCATCCGCGTTGTTGAATTGCGGCCTATGTATGTCCCCTTGGTCATAGAGCGACTCCACGACCGTGGTGAAGAATCCGTAATTCCCACCCATGTATCGGTTAATGTCTGTTATGAACTCCTGTTTGATCGGATTACCTGCCTGGTTCTGGAGCGCCGCGGTGTTATTTTGGAACAAAGCACTCAACGCCTTGTTGGCAGGAGTGATGTCGCCTAGTCCCATGAAGTTCGTCATGACTCTTTTGCGGATTGGAACGAACAAAAGGTACAAACCAAGGTCATCAAGAAGCCCTTCTAGCATTCTCTTGAGCTCTTCGATGACTTGTTTGATGATTTGAATGTACGCATCTTCGACTAAAGCAGACAGAAGAGTGAGAATTCCTTCCAAGATGGCGACAAACGCCTTCATGAGCTTCTCAGCCTGCTCGATATACTTGGCAAACTTGCTGGCCCAGTCGAAATTCGGAAGAGCAAGCTCCACCTTGCTCCATGAAGTCATCTTTTGGAGGTCTGAAGAGCCGTCACCGAGATCCGCGGTGACCGTCATACCTGTTTTTCCGAGTTCTTTGGTCGCCATGGCCTCTACTCCACGAAAATCCGGCTCGCGTCATCGCCCTTCAGGTACGGAGGACGACCCGGAGAGGTTGAAGTAAGAGGTCCATACTGTTTTGCGAGAGCAAAGACTGTTTCTAAGCGCTCTAAAACCTGTTTTTGGAGCTTCAAGATCGGCCAACCAGGCAAAGATCCTCGCAGGGAGCTTACTTTTGCCTTCAACTGCGGATAAACACCTGTCGTCAAGGCGTCAGGACTCGTTAAAACCCATAAAGCGTTGAACGCGGCATCTTCTAAGACGACATTCAAGTAGGCACAGCGCCAGAAGTCTTCGTTTGGAGTTACGAAGAGCGTCGAATACGTTGTAAAGAGTGTGTAGGCAGTCAAATTGACGTCCGTAAACCAGGCATAGGCGCAGGAGAGAGGGTCAGGAAGCTTTCCCCAGGGCACGTTCGAGCGCCGAGCAGCCGCCACCGAAGTGCTCAAGAAACCCCGATGGGCTGTTTGGGTTAAAGGGTCGTTGAGAAATCCAGGATTCACGTCGCAGAGGTGCGCCAGGGCCAGGTTCTTGGGTACACCTTGTTTGAATTTGTCGATCAGATGGCTGTACACGCGATTTGCCTGTGCGTACAGGTCTCTCAAACGCTGTGTAATAACAATCGTCATTTTCAGAAAGTGCTGTTCATTGTGGTATTAATACGTGTGCAGCGCAATTCCGGTTTCTTGAAAGCCTGGCTGAGCATTTCTTCAGATGACTGCTTGAAGACGGAGCTCAAGTCGTTTTCAAGGCCCATTGCTTTCAGTTGACTCTCGGCTTGTTGCAGTTTGCGGTATAAGGCAATGCGCGTCAGGCGCAGCGTCATTTCGCCGATCTGCACTAGATTCCTGGTAGGATCCAAGCCTCGATGCCACTGGTCTATACTCATAAAGGCATCATAGCGCACGCAGAACCCTTCGTGGAAGCTCTTTTGAGCGGAAAACTGGAGGTTGTGTCATGGGAAAGACGGTCATGAGTGTGTTGGAGGCCCTGGAACGGTACGTAGGACCCTATGTGCCGGTGATCCTGGACCGTGTGTTCCCGAGTGAAAACAAGAGAGAACAAGAAAAACAAGAGAACATCGACTGGGTGGCGTTGGCGGAAAGAGTAGAGGCACTGGCAGCCACGTTAGAGCAGAAGGCGAATGCTCTTTCACCGCTTCCAGAACACAAAAACATGGTTCCTCTGCATTCTGTCATAGAAGCCTAAAATAAGTGTTCTATCTGTGATCCCGTGTAATCCAAGAGGCAAAAGGGCCAAAAGCCCTTTTTTGGCTTTGAAGGGTCAAAAAAGAGGCGAAAAGAAGGTATAAGAATACGTACGAGGACTTCGTATAGCTTCTCTCAAGGGGCTCTAAACGTCAGAAAACCCCCTTTTTTGGTATAAGAAAATGTCTGAGAATTGCGATCCCCAACCAATCGGCGTATCCCTACGGGAACGTCAAAGAGGAGGCTCTCATGTCCAAAATCGCGAAGGTGGTGTGTGCGCTCGCAGGTGCGGCGGTGAACGGGGCGGTGGCGGCGGTCAGCGGGGGCAACCCCATCCTGGTCGCCCTTTCCGGCGGTGCCACGGGGCTCGTGGCGGAAGAGGTCGGCGAGATCGTCCGCGAGGACGAGATCTGCTACCTCGCGAAGGAGAAGCCGGACGTGTTCCAGAAGTTGGTCGCCGAGACGACCAGCAAGAAGGTCGAGAGGCAGAAGACCAACGCGCCCGACAAGGCCATCGCCGAGCGCATCCTGGCGGGGCAGGCCCGCATCGAGGCGGCGCAGGCCCGCATCGAGGCGGCGGAGATCGAGAAAAAGGCCAAGGCCACCGAAGCCGAAGCTCTCCAGGCCGAGACCAAGGCCAGCGAGACCAAGAAGTCCAGGGAGAAGACGGCGTAACCCCCACAGCCTACCAAGTTCAACAATCACAAAGAAGGAATGCTCGCCTACGCAGGCGTTCCTTTTGTTTAGTTAGGAGACCGGCATGGATGAATTCGGTGCACATATCGCCGCAGCCAAAGCGGGATGTCCCACCTGTAAGTTACCTCTGGATGATTTGAAAGCAGAACATACCGAGGCGGGTTGGAAGAACCGCTGTTTGAATCCTCGGTGTGCGGGGATTCGAGAATACGTAATCACCTACGAGATCCGGCATGTCGATGAGAAGGCACCGGCGTCACGGCGTACTCAGGATAAACACGTCAATTCCATTAAAGCGCCGGAGGATTGGATGTTCCTAGAAGACTATAACCGCTGGCGGGACATCAAGGGCAGCATCGTAAAACTCAAAGAGCTCTCTGATGACGAACTCTTGGATATCATGTACCTACTCAAAGAGGCCAACTTCGCAAAGAGAGGGTCCACGATAGACTGGATGAAGGATTTACCCCGTAAACCCTGCAAGTATGCCTACCCCCTGGACAGTTTGAGGATAGGCAAGGACAGGGCGCTGGCCAAACTTGAGGAACTACAGGAAGTGGCTGTGGAGAGGGGTTTCTTGGTATAAGTACTTAGTACCCCAACCATTGAAACCAAGGAGTTCAACATGCCACTGAAAATGATCGTCGTGAAGAAAGACGGGGCCATACAGATGACGTACGAAGACAAGACCACGAGAGTCTTGACTGACGTCTCCATGGCGGATGCCATTCTGTCATCCGCCGAGATCCTCGATCGTCCGCTTCCGGCTGCCGTGATGTCCCCGTGCAAGGACTGCTCTGAGCTCAGCTCGGTGTGCGCGACTTGTCAGGGGAAACTGGAGTTCGGCTGGATGTGCCCCACGTGCAAGACCCTCCGCAAGTAGAAATCTACGCCTCGTTCCAGAGACGAACGAACGTGCGTCCTGCGCGTTTGTTTTGCTTAGGCGATGACGACAGAAACAGAGGCAGACGGCCCACCGCCGGAAGACCGGAGACGCAGGATGGCAGTATCACCTAGGGCCAGTACGCTGGCAGTCAGGTCAATGTCATAGATGATCAACGCGTCAGTCATGCGGAAGATAGTCGCAGCAGTATCCCCTATTTCAAGAAGAGGTACTGCTCCTGTGCCTCCGAACATCGGGGCCAAGGCCTGAGCGATTGGGTCAGCACCGCTGGCCGGACCATTGGCGATGCAGAAAAGACGATAGGGTCCTAACGGGAAAGCGGCGGTACGCGGAAGAATACCGTCGACAACGTCGCTCAGAATAGCTCCAAGCGTCGCCCAAGTGAACGTCGCAGGTAGAATGTGAATCTCCAGTACACGGGAATATCCGTCCGGAAGAACGGCGGGTTCTGAATATTCAATGTTGGAGGGGTCAACGACACCCGCATCGCTGATCAGTTGCACCCCGATCAAGTTGGCTTCAGCACCTGTATCAATAGCCCGGAGCATAAGCCAGTCAATCGGATTTGCGGGGTCTGACATTCTCAACTGTGCCCAGTTGAACCCCATGAGCAGATTTGTTCCAATGATAGATGCCGCGGGGGTAAGCGCACCCGCAACAATAGGTGTGATACTCGTGTCGAGATGCGTGATGGCAGCATCTCCCATGAGGTCAGACTCTTCACCGCGCCGATCCTCCGCAGGCAAAGACACTGCCCAGGCAATCATTTTGCGAGCTTCCAGGTCAACGAGCTGGGAACGGATCCTCTGAAGCTGGTCCAGAGAGACCTCGGTGTCCACAGTATCAGCCGGAGCGACCTCAATCACGAGGCGCCCGTCCGCGGGGAAGGGGTCTTGTACTTGGAGAGCACTGAGCTGATACGCCGGATACCCCGCAGGGGCCGGTGTGAGGTTCGTAATGGTCAGTTTCGGCATTTGTTTTTCTCCTTCAATTAGCCCGATAGTATCACTACGAGCTCATCATCACAATGGTCGAGGCAAGGCCCGCAATCTGACTGCTCAAGGGGCCGCTGAACGTGCCTGTTGCCGGCGGTTTAGTTGGACCCGCATCGGCGGGGTGGATATGGCTCTCTAGGAGACCGATCAGCGCCCCCAAGAAAGTAGCCATCTCAGTATATTTCACCGCAGGATTAGTCGCTGTTGGGGACATCCCACCTAGGAGTAGGGACGCCGCAGGAGGAATTCCTCCTAGACCGATCGAACCTGGCGTAGCCATCGTATTGACACAGAAAGCAGCTGCTTTCGTAATTTCGCCTTTCAGTGCGTCGGTGGGAATAGGTGCACCGAAAACGAATGCCCCGTTGCTCACGTAGGACCGATAACCGGCAAGAGCTGCGGGATTTGCACCGTGTGCTTCGAACCCCATGTAGCGAACGAGACTGCCATTGAGAATCCGCTCAGCTACGGCGATGTTTGGGGGCTTGGCTGCCAGAATGGGACCACCTGTGATGGTTCTGTGAACGTTCCCCCCAATACTTACCATGTGATCATGTCCAACCATCTCTCCAAGAGATTGACCATACGTGAAGCTGCCTGACGCGCCGACCGAGACGGACCAACCACCTTGGATATTTGCGCTGCGCTTACCGGCCACGGTATGGACGTCGTTGCCCCCGACACTTACAAGGCGCTGCATCCCAACTGTCTCACGGCGTATGCGTGAACAGACCGTGTCTATGTCTTCAGAGAGTGAAAGCAATCGAATCGAGCCGGTAGGGGAAAGCTGCACACGAGATAAGCCGCGCCCTTGAGGGTCAAGCACTTGCAGACTGACGAGTTGACCTTTGTCGCCTATGTCGAACGCCACGGAGCCACTACCCGTATCTCTCTCAGACTTTTGATCTACGCGACCCCTGAAAGAGAGAGATGCGCGACCATTCACGGTTTGTATCTTGAGTTCTCCTATTGAAGAGAAGTGATCGTAGTTTTCACAGACGACGCGAACGGCGTCGTGCATTCCCGAGACAATGATTTGGGCTCTTTGAGACGCGTAGATCTTGTTGAGACGGCCGCGGAGAGCTGCAACGTAGTTGCCGTCAGGGGTAGTAAGAAATTCATCCCCCTGGAGCATGTTCTTGGGGGTGTTAGGGTCCCTGAAGTACGCGTTGGCGGCTTTTGTAGCAGTGTTGAAAACCCCACCACCGGCGTCAATCTGAGAACCCACGGACTGGCTTGTCACTGCCCTGGAGTTGTTCACGGGAAGGACACCGGAAATGAACGGCTGATGCCCTAGACCGAAATCAACAATAACTGGTGCGCCCCCAGGTAGAACCCCCTCATGTCCAGGTGATTCTTTTTTTCGACAGATGTTCTTTAGTTCGCGGCGCCGTAGCTCTTTGGGATTCCCTGAGTCCCCTTCTACGATGACGTTGTAGGAATGGCTGTCACTGTCATACGCCACGACAGTGCCCATGCGCTTACCCTGCGGATAGATGGGTCCGCCAAGTGCGTTTCTTCCTTTTTGGTCAGTGCGGGTGAGGGGGTCCATGCGTAGCTAAATGCTACAGGGTTTCGAATACGCTGTAGTCCTGTGGGGTCTTACCGGTCGGCAACACCGCACTGTCAGCAGCGGAGAACCCAATGACAGCATCGATGGTAGGCCGCGGAACCGCCGCTTGTGCCACCTGGGACGGCAGGAATGGATAGAGTCGGTCGCAGAGTCCGCTCACGTCTTCCATGATCATGTTCTGCCCCGCCGTGAAACCGATGGTGTACGTCGAGATCATGCAGAGCTCCACATAGAAGGCGCCGATGAGATCCTGCGCCTTGTCCTTGAAGAGAACGCCCAAGCCGAACGGGACATAGTAGAGCTCGGAGTCGAGGTTGATGTAGTAGGGTGAGAACTGATTTGCACCCGACGCCACGGGCGGGTCGTCCAAGAGCTGGACGCTTACCCCACCGGCCACGGCATTGTGGTAGCACACGCGAAGCAGGTTCCGGCCGTTGCAGAAGAGCCGGCCGATACGCCAAGTCGTTTGGCTCTTTCCCGAGACGAAATACACGCGCCCCGAGCCGATTGCCTGAAGAGGCTGGGTCGGCTTCTGGCTCGTGATCTGGAACGTCTGCATCATACCGACCGCGAGAAGACTTGCAAAGCCGGCAGTCGCGCCTTGATCAACGTCCATGAAACGAGGAGGTCCGGCTAAGACGAGCGTATTGTCAGGATGGGCCGACGTATACGCGGCGTTGTCCATGAGCCGCTCAACATTGTTTTGCTGTGACTTCCAGCTTCCGATGCCTTTAGTAATCCCGAGAGGCATTGTTTTACTCCTTCTTCAGTACTGTTGCGGAGACGGCATCGGTGTCGACCCCGGCCCCAGTAACATCGAACCCATTCCGTACATACCGTAACCCTTGCCGGCCATGTTGGCCAGACTAGGATTCTTACTTCCCATGAAGAACATGCCCTTGCCGAAGTTCAGGGCTCCACCGCCGACGTGTTTCAAACCGCCAAGAAGTCCTCCACCCTGGAATCCCGCAAGTCCATGTTGCGCGGCAGCCCCGACACCGTGGAGAGCCTTGCCTGCTGTCTGACTAGCTGCGCCGCCCTGCATGAGCTTGCCAGTAAGAGATCCAGTCTCAGCCCCATACATCCCAGGCGCTTTCATGATGTTAGTCATTACCCCTGGGTTTTTGGCTGCCATCTGTGCTGCTCCGCTCCCACCCCGCGCTAGGAGACCTTCACCTGCCTGAAGCATTCGAGGAGCGCCTTTCACGGCTGCTCGCCCGAACAAGTTGCCAAGCATCCCGATGCCTTTTCCGATGAGACCCCAAGGAGCAGCTTCTTTCACGAGATACTCGGCCTCTACTTCCGGCATCCCCTGTCTGACGAAGGCAAGCTTCACCTGTTCAGGGGAGAACCCGAGGTCGAGAAATGCGCACGCGGCGCCGATGTGGCCAGTCTTTATCATGCCACCAAATGACAACCAATGGTGTTCAAGGTCATCGGCATATTGACATCGATATAGGACTCAATCCGGTCCGTACTGATAGACGAGATCTCGTTTGAAACGATGCTCGCGTCGATCAGCGGTGCCCCGATTTTCGGCTTTCGTTGGCTCTTCAATGTTTCGATGCCGGACTGCTCCGCCTGTCCAAGGAACTGGATCGTTTCTTCCGTCACGTTCCACTTGCCGATGAACTCCAGGATAATATCGAGGAAAGTCCATGCGACATAATCGAAATTCTTGATACACATGTATTCGCTGAATTCCAGCGTGGATACGTCGGTCGTGACTTCATGAATGGTCGACGGCAGGGCCGCCAGACTTTCCTGCGTAAAGACGTAGATGCCGCCGTTTGAAAGCTCGGTGAGCCGCTCTTCCGAGAAGTAGTCGTTCGAGCCGTAGATGCGCCGAACACCGTTGATGCCCATGAAGGTGAAGCCTTGCTGGGACGGCTGTCCGGAGGTCTGACCGCCGACCGCACAGGCCAAGTAATAACCAGGTTGGTCAGGAAGAGCATCAATCGGGTCGGTCTCCGTACCGCGGTCGAGACTGCCGTCCTTGAGGTCGGCTATTTCGAGCTGGTATGGATAGCACAGGACGAGGCGCCGGCTGCTGAAGCTATGGGCCGTTGCCAGCATCTCGGTCACTTGCTGGGCCGCGGTGTAGTAGCGAATCACGCGGACGTACATGCTGCCCTGGGTAACGATTTTTCCGCCACCGCGCCAACCCTCGTGCGGGAGCTCGTTCTCCACAGTCGGAGTATCAGTCCCCTCGTTCATGACTTGGATGCGGGTCTCGCTGATAACATCGTCGACCACCCACGAGTTGTAGGTCGTGAAAGCGAAGGTCATCGGGTCGGATGACATCTGAAGAAGGTCGCCAGGGAGTACGCCGTCCGTGACGAAGGTCGCACCTGGGACAGTGATGAACAGGAAGAGGTCATCTAAGACTGCGGAGGCTAACGTGAAGGTGGTAACGCCGGCAGCGTAGGTGATCGGACCAAATCGGTTGACCAATCCCGTGGAGTCGGTAACCTTGAAAGTATCGCCGGCCCCGTAGGCGTACGCCGCTTCGAGTTCAATACCGTCAGGGTCAACTTCAAGAATAAGCTCTCCGTTGACGTGCGCAACGACATAAGAATAGGTCGTTGCTCCATGCACAAAAACTACCTTATCCCCTGGGATTACGTTATTCCCCGTTATGAATAGAGGAGCAACGTACGCACCCAACACTTTTGCAAAAGTCAGAGTCCTGCGTCCCTTCGAGAGGGGCTTAGTCCCCGCCACATGGGAAGTCGTAACTTTGTCGGTCGGGTCCACCACGTACTTGAACATCGGCAAGTCAATCGCGCCAAGAACGACGCGGAACTTTTGCCGAATGCCATTCGTGAGGACGTAGTCCGGATCGGCCAGCGTCATTGCCATCGTGTTGAGGAACCCGAGGACCGTCGTGTCGTAAGTGAGCGGAACAACCGCGTAGATAAGTCGTTCGTTGCTGATCTTGGACACGAAGTCCATGTACCCCGAAACGTCGTCGGACTTCAGACCAAAGACCTTCACGGTCGTCAGGGTATTCAGCGCAGCAACGTACGCACCGACGTGCAGCGGATTGCGCGCGTCGAGCTTGCCGAGGAGCGCCGCCATGACGGCGGTGTCCTGAGAGACTTCGTTGATTTGCTGGAGGTCTCTACGCAGGGCACGGTACTCAACATACGCCTTGGCATAAGTAACCGCCTTGGCGAGCAAAGGAGCGGCATCCCCCAAATCCACAGTAACCCCGGCTTTGACCGTGATGACCTTGGTCGTACTGTCTACGGCAAAGTCCGTGCTGAGGAGCTCCGTGTCGTGGAACTCACGCTCAATGCGCCACTGTCTGTTTGCGGCATCGTTGGCCGTAGCGAAGTCATCGGTGATGCGCAAATAACAGGTGTCAACAACGAGCGTTGCTATCAGGGATTTTTTCGTAGTGGTACCCGCAGCGTTTGTGATAACGATGTTGGCGTTTGCCGAAGCACCGGTAAACGTGTCATCGTCTTCGATTTCGAGGTGAGTCTCATCCACGACGCGCTTTACCGCGTATGTTCCATTACGCGGCGTTGCAGCAACATCCCCAGAGATGGTCAGGAGGTCACCGCTGGTGACTCCATCCGTAACGAAAGTGCAGGCTGCGATGGTGAGCGTGTAGGCCAGCTCTTTGACCGTGTTCTTGTAGTCTTCGGTCGCAGGAGCGAGAGGATTCACAATCAGGCGGTCACCTGCTTGAACTCCCAATTCCCCGAAATGGTCCGTACCCGCCTTAAAAAGATTGTTTCCTGCAAGGAAAGTCGCAGGGTCTGCGCCAGACCACCCGCAGACAGTTGCTCGACCCTCGTCGAAGAAGACCGACACGCTATCGTCATCTAAGATGGCTCCTGGCAGGATATTCGGAGGATCCGCAATGACCAGCGCCGGAGTCGTGGTGACGGGACAGTCTTCTTCCAACACACCGTAGTCGTCATCGACAAGGCAGTCATCCTTGTCGTCCAAGTAGTCCAGGATCTGATAGCACGGCCCCACGATGACGGTATGAAGCGTGGGGGTCGCAGGCGTGAACGACAGGGTCTTGTATTCCTGATAGATAGCCGCGTTTGGACGATGCGTAGCCATTTACTCTACTCCTTCATTCAGCGGATTCGTCCCCGCTGCTTGAGTCCCGAAGCACTAGTTCATGGTAGTACAAATTCGGGTCTCCTGTAAGCCCAATCTTCAGGGAGATATCTCTGAGCAACGGCGCGATAGGTTGGGTCGCCCAGCGCATTTCCAGGGTAACTCCGAAAGAGACGGGTGTCTGCCAGACCTGCTTGTCCTCGTCAATCGGGACCGTCTTCCCCATGACGGGTTCTCTGATGTCATACAGGCCGAAATCCTTCTTGAAGATATCCCGCGTGGCTAAGATATAAAACCAGGCAGTGTCGGCTATGAGACAAGACTCCGCAGCGTTCTCGGATTCACAGTAGAAGACGATCGGGACGTTGGCCTGGCAGAAGTACGCCGTGATACCTGTCGGGATGTACCGTCCGGCCATGTTGTCTAAGACAACTTTATCGGCGGTCACATCCCCTCGGTCCACGTAAATAGCGGGCCGATAATTTCGTGCAGACTTCTCAACGTTGAAAGCCGCCTCGATGAGAAGTTTTCGAGGCTCGCCTTCAGGAGTTCCGTCTTCAGCATCGGCCGGTCTGAGGTTGGAATCCCATACCCAGGGAAGGGGTTCCGCGGGGTTCCTGTTGAACCTGTGCCGGAGTGCGGCTACCCACAGACCAATCAGAGCCAAGGGTGTTCCAGGAGCGACGTCTACGCCCTCACCCTTGATCCTGGGTAGGTGATACCTGAAACTCTTGTCAGTTAAAATAACTCCGCCCATTTTCAAAACCACGGGGGCGCGTGCCAATTATCGGCCTTGAGCCCGTATTCTCTCGCAGTCCTGGCAAGTTCAGAGACTACAAGTTCTTGGTGAACGGTTAATGAATGTACTAGGGTAGATGTTGCTGATTTAATTTCATACCGAGAGTTATCCCGCATAAAAACGAGTACGTCTTCCACATCTACTATCGGGATATTCGGCATAAGTATCTGTAAAATATTGCTCTCAATTGTTCCTTGTGGCACGGCTTGAGTCTGTATTGGGGACGGTCGACGTTGAGCGTAGGTATATACTGGGTTCCAGTACCCCCCAACAAATGTTGTTCCAAAACACGTCGAACAATGAGCACGCGTCGACTGGCCAGTGGAGGATAGACAAATCGGGCATTTCTCCCCCCACCTACGTCGTTTGAAAACTGCGACTTCAGTCCCTGCACCGACCTGAAAATACCGGAGAGCATCCCGAGTAAGTTTAAAATGAATCCCTTGTCTCCGCTGGTCCAGAGCGGGCCAAGTATCTCCCACCGCCTCTAAATTATCGGGGGTACCTGTTACTCTGTAATAGGGTTTACGCTCCAGGGACATCATCCCCATCGATGAGTCATCGTGCGGAGACTGAATAGCATCGTCTACGTAGAAATACTCATCTATTAAACCTGCAATCGGGGTAAGTATCTCCCATGGACCTTCTGGACCACCAGCTCGTGCAACATGAAAAGTGTAATGTGCGACCGCCGAAGGGGTTCTGATGACCCACTGCAAATAAACCTTTCGGGGCCAAACTGGTATGCATCGCGTTATCTCTAATCTTGCGCCGCTTCCCTTCGCAGGTGAAGTTTGAACGCCATAGACCTGAGAATTCGGCGCGGTCATTACGCCGTCCAGCGACCAATGTAACGATAGCCCGAGCTGAGGCCATCGTAGCAAGCCTCCATGTTATTCTGGGTCTTGATCTGACGCGCAAGGCCGTCGAATTCAGCCTGCATGTTGTCCGCCCACTGGAGATAGAGCGCCTGCTTCTCGTCAAGACCCACCGGTGCGATGTTGCCGTCTTGTGTGATGAGCTGGTTCCTGAGTTGTCTAAGACCCTCGGAGCGAAGCAGAATAGAACAGGTCCCGACCATGAGCACCCAGCGATTGATATAAGTGACTGCCGGAACGTTTGTCTGCGGCGTCATGGCGTTATACTTATCCAGCGTGAACTGCATGGCCCTGTTCAAGTCAGCGTCACTGAATTCCAGCTCGCCAAGAAGCAGGGGATTCTTGGACGGGAGATCCCGCAGGAACATGCGGAGGTCCTCTACCGTTAGGGGGAACTTGTTGGTCGGGATAAGGACAGTCATTACGGCATCCGCCCCCTCTTTACGACGTAAACAATGATCGACTTGTCTACTGCAACAGGGACGCCTTTGACCGCCTCTTCTATTCGGAGCTGCTGGCTAGGAAGAACAGGAAGTCCCTCAGGCGACATGACGTAACGATGCGCCGCTCCCGCGGTAGCTGCAACAACCAAAACAGAGGATGAGCCGTCAGTCTCTTCGACGTACATGTTTACCGTAGAGGCGGCACCGCAGATCAGACGCACCTCGGTTACAACTGCGCCCTCCGGAAAGCGGAAGATACCACCATCGTCCGCAATCTTGGACGGCGGAACAATTGCAGGGTCCAGAGGATCCGAACCGTAATCATAGCGATTCTTGGAGAAGTCCTGGATGATGAAATAGGAAGTTCCCCCGATGTTCGGAAGAACTCCGCCGATCTTCGTTGCCAGCGCGATGATCTGCCGGACGCCCACCGGCTCGAATCCAACACGTACATCCGTCATGACTTCTCCTTTACGTCGTAATTTCCACGTGCGCCGGACCGTACATGGTTTTCTTCTGCATGTGCACGACCCAGGTCTGCCCATCATCCAAAAAAACAGGGTCTACCCATTCGCCGTTGATGTCGCTCGTTGTTGCAGCAACCCACGTGGTCGTCTGTCCTGCGGAGAAAGCCGCCAACGTAAAGATGCGAATTTCCGCAGCCTCTACAGGGTCACCCGAAGCGTTGACGACCCGCAGGTCACCAGCATGGGGGTAGTTATGATCTACCTTCGTGGTCATAGGACTGATTTTAGGCGGGATTCAGAGAGAAAGCAACAAGACGGGGTTTAATGCTTCTTCCTCTTTTTTGCCTTTGGAGCATCTTCTTCAGAGGCAGGCTCTGGCGTTGGCTCAGGCGTTGGCTCAGGCGTCGGCTCTGGCGTCGGCTCTGGCGTCGGCTCAGGCGTCGGTTCCGTAGGCGCAGGTAGAGGTTCTGGCTCGGGCTCTACAGGAATAGGTTCAGGTGTTGGTTCCGGTTCAGGGACAGGCGCAGGAGGCGGAGAATCCGGTTCCTTGACAGGGATAGGCGCCTCAACCTTCGGCATTGGAGCTGTCGGAACAGACGCCTTGGACTTACGGGGGACCGTCGCTGCGATGGGGCCCGTTGCCACCACGGGGTGAATCGTCAGTCTTCGCGGAACAGACCTGAGATACGGAAGAAGCGCAGGGTTACTCAACATGTAGTCAGGAACCTGTTGTGAATCCCCGAGATCGCCGCATGGTTGAAAAATGAGGACCTTGCCGTCTACCGTCCTCAGGTTCTGTATCCTGATGAGGGTAGGTGTCATGTTCTTCAACAGTACAAACTTCATGCGGTGCTCCTGAAAAAGACCCGGGGCCGGTTGCCCGACCCCGGTTTCTCACCTACTAGGTGAACAGGATTTCCTGGATCGAGAGCGCATTGCCGATGCCGAGTCCGAGAGCCTCATAGCTCCAGAATTCGATGATGTCGGCCTCCTGCTTGATGAACAAAGTAGCGTCCTGAAGCAGGTAGAAGTTGCCGAGGAAGTTGTTCGGCGCCTGCGGCGCAAACATGTACGCGCGGTCGTCGTCGTAGATGTCAGCCTTGATCGTGGTCACGCAGGGATAGCCCCAAAGCTTCTGCGTGGCTTCGATGCCCTCATCGAAGTGCCGCTTTGCGACGTCGCTGCCCACCGTGGTGGCGGGAAGGTCAATCGCGTCCATGAAGCGGCTCTTCGTCATGAGCATCTTGCCAATCGGACGACGCCGACGGAGCATGCTCTGACCGGAACCCTTGAAGGTCGAGCTCTGGAACGGGCCTGAGGTCCGCTGTACCGCGGGATTCAGGGCGATGATGTCCGTCACCAGGTTGTAGAACGCGCGGTCCTCTTCGTCCGCCATGTCCTTCACGCTGTTGTCCGAAAGGATCTTCCGGATGTCCGACGTATAGGTCATGAGCTCGAACTTGCTCTTGGTGAACCGCTGCGATTCGACCTTCCCGAAGAAGATCGAATAGCGCGGCCCGTAGAACCAGGTCCTCTGGCCGGTGCCTTGGAACTGGCAGAAGGTCGCCGTGGAGTCAGGCTCCTTATCGATGATCTTCTTTGGCTGATCGGTGTTTTCGTCCCTGTCGATCTCGTCCTCGCTGATGCCTACGGGAACGATGATCTCACGGACCGCCGCCTCTTGACGGAGCTTTTCACGGATGAACGCCGAGCTCTCAACCTCGGCTTCCTTGACGCGCCCTTCCTCGATCTTGCGAACGAAGTTCGAGTTGACGAAGCGGGCAGTCACTTCCGGAGACTCTTGCTGGTAGTTGCTCATGGCTGCCTCCTTTAGACGCCCTGCGGAATGATGACGTGGAGGAGCCCCGTCACCGTGTTGTAACCTTCGCTGCCCACGTACCCGTAGATCTGCTCATCCGTGGCAGGAACGATGGTGGGAACAGCCAGACGGAACATGCCTACGTCACCGACGATATTCCCACCAGGACACACCGGCGCGCCTGGAATGAGGCCAGGGTCTACCGTGAACTGGTCGGTGAGGATTTCCATCCCACCCTGGAGCGCGGTGACTTTGTGGACGAATGCGCCGTCAAAGTCCTGGTCGCCATCCACCGCCACGAAGAACGGAGTCTTCTGTTGGGTAGCCTGGTATGCGACGTTTGTTGCGTCGCTGTCCGCCAGGATAGCTTCGCCGTTGACGTCCATGCATACGATGGCGCCGCGGAAGATCGGACCGATGACTGGCGTACCTGACCCGCCAGGCGTGCTGTACGGACCGAGGGCACCCGCGACCTTCAGCACGGTCGCCAGGGACGCCTTCGCCGCCGGATGCGGGTCGCGGCCCCTGAAGTTGAACTTGCTCGTGAGAATCGTCATTTCATCTCCTCCGTATCAAGTTGACTAGCTGTTACACCATGTCAACAGTCGGTCATCTTCTGGCGACAGTCCATTAGCGGATGCCACCTTCTGAGTGTTATTTTCCCCTGGTTCGCCCATCGAGTCAACCCTCTCCGTGCCGGCCAACTTCGAGATGATTTGCTGCATCTCGGGATCCAGATTGGACAGCTTTTCAGCGAGAGATTCGTCCATGGGTTCGCCAATCGCTTCTGTCAGCTTTCCTACCAAAACAGAAGCGACCTTCTTCTTCTCTGCGGTCCGCGTAGCAATCTTCTCGCCTTCGATTCGCTCAATATACTCGGCAGTCTTTTCGAGAATATCCGCGGCATAGGACATAATCGTGGTCATCGGATTCCTCCGAGATTCTTTTGAAGTTGAATGAGGCCCCGCGCAGCAGTAAGAATCTGTGCGCACTTGACCGTCTTCTGCTGTTCGGCCTTCTCGTCTTCTTTACGGAGTAGTTCAGCCGTCTTCCGGAGACCGGCGGCGAGTTCTTTCGGCGTCATGGCTGCCCCCTGAGAAGGCCGCGACCGAAGTTGAGAACATCTTCGTAGGTAACTGTCAGCTCAGCCGACTTGATGATGTTGGCAACTTCGTGGAGTCCCCGAGCGATCTCCGATACGAATTGGGGCTCCGGTGCAGAAGCCTGTTTCGCCTGGGAAGCGGTCTGCTCTCCCTGGCGAACCAGGTTCATGACTTGCCCTATGGTTGGTAGCGCCCGCATGTCACTTCCCCAGGGTTGGCAGCTTGATGCCAAACAGAGAGGCAAGTTTCTCTAATGCCTCTTTGTAGAGCGCGGCGTACTGCTGTCTGACGTTCGACCCGTACATCGCTCAGCCCTGTTGCGCGGAAAGCTCGACCAGCTTCTGCACTTCCATGGCGCCCTTGATGAATTCTTCGGCTGCCCGATCGCGCACTTCGGTCATGCACGCACCGTAGCCCTCGCTGTACTGCTCGGCGGCGATCTTTTCGTTGGTCTGCGCATAGCCAACCTGCGCCACCTTCTCCAGAGTCGCTTCATCGAGGTTGACGGAGGCCAGCTTGGTCTCGGCCGCGTTGTTCTGCTCGACCGCGATGCGTTGCTGGGCATCGGCATAACCGAGTTCCGCGGCCTTCATGAGTTCAGGATCGGAGGCGGCCATCTTCACTGCCTGTTCCACGACTGGTGTCAGTGTGGGAGCCGGACCCTGCGCCGCCGCGGTCTTGGCCGCCACGTCGTACGCACGGAACTCTTCGACGGCGCTGTGAGCGAATGCACGACCGCAGAGTGCAGCCTGCTTCACTTCACGCTCCATTTCGGAGTTGACCATGTCCGTCGCCAGCTTGAACAGATCCTGCGCGGGGTTTCCCGCTGCCGGAGCCGCCTGGGACGCAATCTTCTGCATGGTCTCTCCCAATGCCGTCGACAATTGGGCCTCCGCAGCCTTTGCCGGATCCGGAGCCGCCTGCGACGCCAGCTTCTCTTGGGCTTCGATGTCGTTCAGAATCTTGTCTACGATCATTGGTTTTCTCCTTCAAGGTTCTGCGCCTATCTTAGTGCGCTTTTTTGTTTTCTACAACAGTTAACCTTCAACTATCAACTCTCCGATTTTCTCAGCCAGGAGGTCAAGGTCTATCTCCGGAAGCAGAACCGTGTCCATCGGAATCGGGATGTCCCTTCCCAGGTACGCGGAAAGTTTGGTTTCTCCATGAACCACTCGGTTGAACATGCCCTTGGCTTTTCCGGCAACATCCCCACCGATATCCAAGAGAGGATTGACCAGGCGTTTGTGTCCCCATTGCCCCAATGGACTTCGCCCTAACGCGTGCAGTCCGAGAGCACCCACGCCAGCGGAGATAACGGGATGCTCATGCACTGTCTCTTCGAGCCAATCTAAGCCACGACGCGTAACAGGTAAACCAGGATGTCCAAGAGGGATGCCGTCCTGCATCCTGGAATTGTAGTCCTGGCCTAGGAGCGCCATGATGCCCAACGTACCAACAGCGGGAAGGGCGTACCCACCGATAGAGCTCATCTTGGCTAGCTCGGTGTTGGCCGGAATTGGGACTCCTTGGTCGGTCATATAGTGTGGCCCCATGCTGGGCAGATTCGCGAGCCCAAGCGCCCCCAAACCTGCGGCCGTCAGCGGTTTCATCCAGGCACGTCCAGGACCCAACATGTGCCCAACGACTTTGTAGCCGGCACCGAGCAAGGCTGTTCCACCGAGAACCTTGTAGAGATTTCGCTTCGCAATTTCGTCATGTGCGGCGATGGCCGCCCCGCGCGTCGTGGCATAACCCTGCCCCGTCGCCGGATCGGTCAACGTCATCTGAGACGTATACGGTGATTCATCTCGCCAACTCTCAGGAACGATTCGCCGCTTCAAGTACTCTCCTATGCCGGAGCGCTTCTCCATGAGCGGAGCGAGCGCGTCGAACAGCCCAGGGTGCACCTGTTGCGAACCCAAAGAGAGGGCTCCAGAGTCCATGAGCTGCTGGATGATCTGGGGATGATCTTCCAACAGTTCGAAAATTCCGTGCTGCAAGGCAACGGACTTATCGAGGAGCTCTGGAGAAGGAAGCTGTTTATACACCTTGATGATTGTGATCTTCACGACCTCAGGTGTCGTCGGCGCCATGCCGCGAGCGGCCATAGTCGAGAAGACCTGTGGGATGGAGAACTGCGACATACCCTGGAGCATCTCATTTGGCAGGTTTACCGCGGCGCGACCAAGCTCCGCGGCGAGCGGAACGCAGCGTTGCATATTCTGAAGCTCGGTCGGGTCCATTCCTGCTTCGCGGGCGCCCATGGGGATTCCCTGGATGAGCTTGTCGATGACGGCGATCTTGTGCGCCGCATCTTTGAACGCGCTGACCTTATTCAGGTACTCACCCGCTTCGGCGCCTGTGATTTCGTAGGGACGGGCTTCGGCAACTTTCTTCATCATGAAGGCGATGGGGTCAGCTGGCCGAAAAACCCAGCTGATATCAAAGAACTTGGGACGAGGATTCAACGCACTGATCTTCTTGCCGTTGATGACTTCGCGCATCTGGAAACGCAGATGATTGCAGTACTGCGCCCGAGTCGGAGCTCGATTCCCGCAATGACTGCAAACATCGTGGGGCACACGCGTCCCCATACTGACCGGCGGATATTCTCCCGCTGCGATTCGATCAGCAAGGTCCGGAGCTTTCGCATTTTCCAAGTCAATCAAAAGCTCGACTCGGTGCATCGGAGCATTCCAGAACGCTTTGACGACTTTTCCTACCGCAGTGTTTGGGTCTTTATTCTGATGGTGTCTGTAGTTGAACCCGAATTGTTCGAATGTTTTGTAGTAGTGTACGAGAGTTTCATCCGCAGCAATCCAGGGAGGAGTAGCCGTCTCCATGTAGGGGAACTCAGGAAAGCTGTCGCCGTTCCGGTTTTCTCCGTAGAACTCCCATCCACTCACCGCCAAAACATAAACAAAAGAATGCCCAGGAACCGGCGTCACGGTCTTGAAGAACTCATGGCCTACGCTAGCGTACTTGGTGATCTCCTCGTAGCAAGCTCGGCCATTCGCCCAAAGCAGCACGGGCTGAACGGTAAGCTCTCCCGTGGGAAAGTGCGACTCAAGATGGATGATCTTGTCCAAGTTTCAGATTACTCCGCGCAACAGCTCTACGACGTATTCTCGCCCGTAAGCCTGCAACTCAGCTATCTTTGCCTTCGACGTATCGCCGATGTTCGAGGCAAGAACACGCTCAAACGTGTCGTCAACAGCCACTGCGGCGGCGATCTTCAACTGTGTAATGGCACCGGGCGCAGTCTTCTCAAGCTCCTGCGCCAGCTTCGAGACTGTCCTGCACAACCTGAAGGGATTGGACCCATCCGGCACAAACGCGGCCTCTTTCGCCATTACGGCGTAAAGATCCGACGCAGCACGAGCGTTAGTCGTTCCAGCCAATGCGACATCCTTCGCGTCTGCGGTCTTCACTGCAAACTCATCCAGTCGTCCCATGTTATGGACAAGCCTGGAAACCTCATGCGCCGAGAGTGTCATGTTTTTTACCTCAAGTTCTGAAGCGCCTTGAGTCCCTCGAACACGGGACGCCAGCGCTGGTTCCTCGCTGCCATCATGCCCCCCATGTACTCCGCGATCTTCTCTTCCGAGAATTTCGGAATACCGGTCACCTGAGACATGACCTTGTGAAACTGGTAATTCTCAAGGGCGATCTTCACGCTCTCAGGAACTACTTGAGCGAGGTCTTCGTAACTAGCCATGTTTATCTCCTCCACTCTCCCTTGGCAGCCTGGATGGCGGCCTCGGCTTCGGCGAGCTGCTTGATCATGACGTGGTTCAACGTTCCACCTGTCTGCGCAGCTTCGCGCAAGAAAGACGTGACCACGTTCGGGTCCGTACTGAGCTCCGGTGCAAAACGGCTCATCGACATGTATGCCCGTGCCGCAGAACCTGGCTGCGCCGCTTCGTACTGAGAGATGACAGGGTCGTTCTCGACGAGGTGGGAGAAGATGGCCTCTCTCTTGGGGGCCAGGACGATCTTGTCCCGCAGGTGATCTGCGACGGAGCCGAGGAGAGACGCAATGCCCCCGATGGTCTGCTGTCCGATGGCCTTACCGAAACCACCAGCCATCTCCGAACCCACGGTAGGAGCCCAGGCAATGCCTCCCTTGTCGGCACTATTCGCATCTTGATTCCAGACGACACTGGCGCCTTTTTCGAACGCAAGCTTCTCGTCAAGATAGCCCTTACGGGCTTCGAACGCCTCCAACTCGGCATATACGTACCGTCCCATGGGAGACCCCTGTCTGTTGTTGAGCATCGCTTGTTCGACATCCTCGGCCTTGTTCAATGCCTCGTTCGTTCCGTACGCCGCGGCACCTGCGCCGGCCAGAGCCAAGGGGTGTCTCTGTGCAAGCGCAAGAGCTTTCAACGGCGTTTGGAGCAACCCAGCCATTCGTCAAATCCTCGCAAGCTTCTCATCGAGTACTTCAACCCCATGGTCGATTCGCCTGATCTCCACACGGGCGTGTTTGGCGCCCTCGATAAAATCAAGCATAGCGCGGTCTTGCCCCGTGGGGGAAGCAGTAAACATATCAAGTACGTCAGCTAGCTTCTCTCCCCCGAACAGCTGGGCATTGATGCCGACACCTAGGGCTGAATTCAAGGCGCGCAGTTCGGGAATGACCTGCTCTCCCAGCTCCGCAACGGCCAACTTCTCGAAGCGGACTCGGGCTTGCGGCGTTTGCGCAGAAAGCTTGACGTTATATGTCAGTTTCTCCATCGCCTCAATCCAGCGGTGTTCAACAGACACTTTCTCTTCGGCCAGCTTTTCACGGGCACGGCGAACGACGTGTTTCAGCTCTTGGCGTGTTGGCGGCTTTGCCTCGGTCTTTCCAACATAGTGCCCGCACTCTTCAGCACTGGCCGTCTTCACAGGGTCTAAGTCCCCGTAGTAATCCTGGAAACGGCTATATTTGGCATCTTTCGTAAGATGCTTCTCACACGCTGTCTTCTCGGCTGCGTAGATATTGTTGATAACAACCTCGGCGTCCCCGGGTTCGTATTCAATCATCTTGTCTTCACCCGTTTTTACGGCAAAGAGTTTCTCGAAAACAGAGACATTGGCAAGGCGGACCACCGTACGAATCCCGTCAGGATTGAGAGAGGCCGTCCTGGATGTATCCTCGGCGAGTTTGTTGATGCTCATAGCACCTTTACTCTCCGCGTACTTGGTGGCGATCTCCTCAGCGGCAGTCTCGAACTCTTTGCGATTCCACATCTTCGTCTCCTAGTGCATGACGGCCTCTTTGGAGAGGCCGCATTCTTCAGTAGTCCGACTGATCTTCACTTCTTCAATCGCCACGATTGCTTCGTCGTCGTCATCGTTTACGTCTTCACCGAGGACTTTATCATATCCCGTCAGCAGCTTAGCTGCTGCGTTCAACCAACGCAAAGACTCTTTGGTCGCAGGAGAATTGATAGGATTCCCCTTGGCGACACGACTGAGATGAAAAGCCTGCTGAATTAAGCTCTTTGCAAAGTCCTTGGGGTCTAGCACGACTTGTTCACTCCCCTGCTGGAAGTGATACATCATATACGTTGGCCCCAAGAGAATGGCCGAACGGATAAGGTCAGCGTGTTCGGGTAAAGCACAGTCGTTGGCGTACTTGATAGCGTAGGCTCGCCATTCCAGCTTGTTTCTGAATTCTGCGCGGTCAAAACAAAGTTCGCAGAATAATTCCAGGACAGAAATCGGAACTCGTGTCCAAGTCGAAACCATATCGAGGTCAGCATCACTCATGAGAAACGCCGTAATCTCGTCTCTGTAGTGGGGATTCTCGATGAGGTCCAAGACATACTCGATCTCTTCATCTCGTTTGGTTCCTTTGCGAACCGCGTCGATTTTTTGGAACAAAGGGTCACGGCTCTCCTTCTTACTCGCCGCAAGCTGACAGTACTGGCGCCATTTACGGTCTGGGATGCACTCGTGAAACATCTTACTGGGTATTCGAGCTCACGCCCGAAACCTGCTGCATCCTTTCCACGTCCGACTTCACGTTCAAGGCCGTGTGGCTGAGAGAGAGAATGACCTCTCCAAGAGTCTTGTTCAATGAGCGCAGTTTATCTTCGATGGTGACAAACGCTGCATCCCCAATCGCCTTTTTCAGTTCCGGTTCTTTCATCCACATGGTGAGGACCGTACGCTCGGTCTTATCGAGACACTTTTCCATGTCCGGAATGTAGGACGCCACAAGGTCTTCGAGAGTAGACGAAGCCGCAAGCATGGCAATTGCCGCAGTGTCGAAAACACCTTTATCCTGAAGGTCGGAAGCTTGGTCGACCATCTGCGGATTGATCTGCTGCGCAATCATCTCAGGATTTTGACTCTCCTGGGACATGACCGGCATCGGCGGTGGTTGCTCTTCTGGCGGCGGTTGCGGCGCAAGCATTCCGGCAGCAGCAGCAGGAGAACCCTCTGCGCCCGCTGGAATCATGCCACCTGTTGCGCCACCAATCTCAGATGAACGCTGCTGGATATGTTGCAGCACGCCCATGAGCTGCTGCGTGCTTTGCTGTTGCATAGTCAGGGCTTGCTGCTGCTGCTCCATCTGGGCCTGCATCTGTTGCGACATCATGTCGTTCTGGTGCTGCAAGCCTTGGAGAACCTCGGCAATCGCCAAGTCTGTCGGAGACATCGGCGACTGCGGCGGCGCCATGGGCATCCCCATCTGGGATGGGTCCATGCCTGGCGCTCCACCTGGAGCACCGCCAGGTGCACCACCTGGACCCATCGGGGCACCGCCTGGAGGCATACCCTGCGGGGGCTGCATCGCGGTCTGTCCCTGACCCGGGGGCATCGGAGGTTGTGCAATTTTCAGGAGTCGGTCAAACAGGTTGTTGCAAGCTTTCTTATCGAAGACGTAAGAGTAAGAACGCCCGTTGAGAAGTGCGTCGGTCAAGATTCCGGAAGCATCTGCGATTGACACGTCATAGTCAGTTGCAACTTTCACCAACGCCTTCGTTAGAGAAAGCGGAGTGTGATAGTCATTGACCCACCAGGTATCCAACTCGGCCTTCTTAACGTTGGCCGGAATTCCGGAACCCTGAAGCATGGAGTTCAACCACCTGAGAAGCACTTTCGGGTCTTTGATGACTGACGTTTTGCGGAGCTGCTGATAGGCAGCACTGCTGGGATTATCGGGGCTGTTTCGATAAGAGCCAGGAGAGTCAGTATCGACGCCACTAACAAGCTCTACCCACTTCACGTCTTTGGGTAAGAAGGTCAGCGGCGAATCATCGTCACAGACTTTTGGACTGATTCGCTTGCGGGACGGGTCCTGGTCGATGACCAAAGTCTTGCCGCAGTGCGTGATGATCTTCTTGGTCCCGTTGCTATCAACTACGCGTTCCAGAGTAAACGGCTTGGTTGCTTCCGCGCCGCGGTCTGTCAGATGCATGAAGAAACCAAATGACTTCGGCTTCGGGGTGTCGCCGGAAGTCTGCCCATGCAGCAATCGATAGAGCTTGGTATCACGGTACTCATCCTCATCGTTGATTTTTTCACCAACGACTGTTGGCGTGGTCCAAGCTTCTTTGAGGTCGCGTTGGATGACAAGATACTGGAACGGTTGCTTATGGTCGTTCTCTATGTGTTGGACATTGGCAACGTCTGGATAGCTCCACGCGCTCTTCATGACGATAGGAATCACGTAATAGATATCCGCCGGGCCATCCACGAAGTAGAGTCTGAACCACCCAGGAGAAGCACCAGGTTCAGCGAGGAACTGAGGGTGCTCAACCTTCATGGCGACTTTTCGAATTCCCGTGCGGGTATCTTTCACGGCGAACCCGTTCTGAAGAATCGCCTGAAAAGCGACCGAGGCCGTTTTTCCAAAGACACGGCGAAGCGTCTCCGGACTATCGTCTCGATAAACGATTTCTACTGTGCCGATCTTCGGGGCAGGCTTCCGGTCGCGGGCGTGCTTCTCATAGCCGGCCGTGAAAGCCCCGACGAGATTCTTTACGCCGTAATTCGCGACAAACTTATCGAGCATCCCAGGATAACGCTGGAACGCGAGCTTGACGCCATCGAGTACAGGCTTCGGGGACTTACTCAGGAGGTCAAGGAAGTGCGGATGAATTTCGACGCTCCTGTCGAGCGCAGCCTTGAACATCTTCTTCACACCGTGGTCCAGGTCCTCAGCATAACCCACACGCCCCGTGAGGGTTGCGGGCGGGAGGATGAGGTCGCGGATATTAACATCGCGCGGCACCTCTTCAGGAATACTCGCGCTCTCTCCCATGGACTTGAGAGACATCTTGCTGACTTCTTCGAGCCACCCTGCGGATAGCGGCAAGAAGATATTCATCTCTTTGTAATAGAACATCTCCAACGGCTTGAGTTGTCCGTCGGTCATGATCACGGGGATGTAGACGGGCTTGTCATCCTTCAGGAGGATGAACGCGCCGACCGCATTACCCTTCTCGGCATCAACGTCCAGGATCTTGAGGGTAACAACCTCGGGGATCAGTTCCGAGAATTTAGACGACAAGACGCTATACGCAATTTGCGTAAAGCGGTCTTTGAACATCTGCTCGGCCTGCTCGGCGGGCGGCGTATCCCCAAAGCCTTGAATCTGCGGGGACATGGACATGTTGTCAGGCATACGGATGTTCCTCCTCGTAAAGGACGTCTACGAGAACGAGTGTAACAACTATGTGGCGGGTGTGAAAGGAGAAAGAAGGATTACCGGACGGCGTTGGCGAGACGCTTGAGGGTGTCGAGAACGTCAGACGCGGACTTCGCCTCAACTTCATCGGTCTTCGGCTGCAAGAAGGCAGGAAGCTCTTTCTTCTCGTCCTTCTTTTCGTCTTTCTTTTCGTCAGACTTCTCGTCCTTCTTCTCGTCTTTCTTTTCGTCTTTCTTCTCTTCGTCCTTCTTCTCACTCTCCTCCATCTCCTCGGAGAGCTTGCTCAGGAGATTGAGGGCACGAGCGAGTTTGGAAGGTTCGTTCGGAGTGGCAGCGGTGATCTGTTGCTTGGCCGGCTGGGGCTTCTGCTCACCCATCTGTGGGCCCTTAGGCTGAACGGTCTTGCCCTGCTCGACAGCACCTGCTGCGATGAGGTTGTCCTTGGGCTCGTTCGGAGTCCCGACAGGAGCCATCTCATCAGACAGCTTCTTCAAGAAGGACGACAGCTTCGCCACTTCGGCAGGAGTCACGTCAGACGCGCCTGGTTTCTTTTCCTGCGGCTTCTCAGCGCCGACCGCACCTGGAGTAGTGTCGAGACGGGTCGTGCCTTTCTCGCCTACCCACTCGCTGGACGGAGTCTGGGACGCATCAAGCGGTCCAGTCCCCGCAGCCATCTCGGTCTGGAAGCGCCCATCACCGGTCACGCTGTTCCCTGCTTCAGCTTCCGCCGCAGCCTTGACCATGACGCAATCCGCGGCGTAGTACGCGGCTTCGACCGGATTGGCCTCGGAGGCATACTTGTTGACGCCCACGTCACGGGCACCGCCGGTCTTGACCGAAAGGTCATTGGCCACAGCTGCCAGGCGCCGCACCACGAGCGATGCTTCCTTGGGTGTCAACCCGTCCTGTTCTGTGACTTCACGAACGTCTTGATCCGTGAAATCATCCGCCACCGCGTCAGCTGCCATTTCCTCCGCCTGCTTCGAGGGCCAGGTCACGAGGCCGAGCGCCGCCATTTGGTGCGACATTCCACGAACATGTGCGCGCTTGAAGAGTGCCATTTTTATTCCTCCATTCAGCGTGCGATTACTCGCCGCCCATCAGGCCGCCAGCAAGACCGCCCGCGCTCATGCCAGCACCGAAACCACCGCGCGCACCGAGATTAACGTTACCCGCCGTCGCGTTGCGGTGGATCAGGTCGAGCAGCTTGGACGGAGCTTCAGTGGCAGCACCGACGCCCGGACCAGTGAACTTCCCAGAGAGCGAAGCGCCCGGAACGCCACCAGTCATCTCACCGAGCAGCTGTTGCAGTTGGGGGTTGCGTCCCGGGAGACCGCCCGTCCCTTCCAGGAGATTGGTCAAGTTGCGCTCTGAACCCCCGAAAGCCCGAGCCATCGGGTTGTACAGCGCGCCAGCACCCGCGCCAAGAGCCGCGCCACCCAGACCGCCGATGCCCGCACCCATCCCGACGTCCCCTAGGACATCGAGCGCATCACGATCCGCGATCTTGAGCGCGAGGTCCTCGGCTACCTTCTCCTGATAACCCGCCTCGCGGAGAGCAAGAAACGCCCCACGGGCATACGCCAGCTTCAACATTTCAACGCGGTTCATGACTTTTTCCTCCGTCACAGGTTTAGCGATTTTGCCAATCGCGTTTCGTTCTTAACCGCAAGTGTATGCGGTCTTTTTCTAATCCACAACAGTTTTTTATCCACCGACTCCGGCACCCAAAAGACCCGCTCCGGCTATCCCCGCCATCGGTACATATTGGTGGTGTAGCGGAGATGTTTGACCTGACGCCTGAGAAGGCTCACCAGTCGCGAGATGTCGCACAGCACCACCCACATGTCGCCCGATGGCAGTCCCCACCGGCATAGCGGCCATGGCCCCCATCATGCCGAGTGGCCCGAAAGCCGCATTACCCATGAGAGCTCCTGTGGCCAATCCACCGATCTGCTCGTACTTGTCGGGGTCATCCCCTGCCGCAGTATAAGCGGCCATTCCTGCGGGGATTCCGTAAAGCAGAGTTTTATTGAGCAACCCAGGAGCAGAAAGACCTTGCCGGACTAGGCCGCCTTTTCCCATAAGAGTACCTGCTCTCAACTGTTGAAAGGCTTTGACCGGCTGTCCGAAAGTCTGAACCCTGAAATTATGTAGAAATGCTGGGGCCTTCTGCGCCAGCCAGCGCGCTACAGGATTCGCAAGTTTCTCCAAGCCGATTGAGGCGAGCGCCTCACGATAGCCTGTATAGTACGTACTCATCTTCTAGTAGCGCCCTTTCAGACCCTTCCCGAATTCTGTGCTACTCAAGGCATATGCTGGCACAGGACTGGTTCCGTGTATATCAGAAGTTTCACCGAACTGCGCCGCCTGCAAGATGGACGACTTGAGGTCTCTATGCGCCAAACGCGCCATCCAGTCGGGGTCAAGAAGAGGAGATGTCGTTGCCGGCTTCATGATAAATTGCACCTCGGGAGCCCTCGGAGCAACCGTCACTTCGTTGACTTTCTGGGTCTTGAGAAACTTTGCTATCTGCGGCGTAACTCGCATTCCGGCTGAGTAGTGGAAGTATTCTTTCCCAAGCGTTTCCCCAAGGGCGTCGTCTATAGGCATTGTCTTCACGCCGTGCCTCAGGGCCGACTTGAGGTGGTTGTAGCTAACAATATCTCCCTTCAAGAAGGTATTACTCGGGTCATTCAGAATCTGCACGTGATTCATCTCGCCCTTAGCCAGCAGCTCAAAGTGCCGAGAATCTAAATCCTGTCCCTGATCTTTGTAGAGATTCTTCAGAGTGTTTACGACGTAAAGGCGTCCCGCGGCGAGACCCTTATGGTTGACCACCTCGTCCGGTTTGGGAACACCCTGACTCAAGGCATCACCGCGCTCCATGACCTGTCCGTGTACAACCGTCACGTCCAGGTTGGGGTTTATATAATGCTGATGATCATCAACATAGACGTAGTGTCCGCCTTGGGGTGCTACCTCGATCTTCGAGACCTTGCCGTCTCTTTCGGCAAGGGTCGCCTTGTTGATAAACTGATGCGGAGTCTGGATGATTTGTCTGAAACCCTGGACCCCATGAACCTGTGCCCTGGCGCCTTTGACAGTCATCACGCCGTGCTTCGCGCTGAGAGCGAACTGCGTTAGAGGTTCTGACATGGCCTGGGCAGCCCGCACACCCACATTCGTGCCGTGAACATGAAGCTGACCTTTTTCATCAAGGCCTTGGCATTTCTGACAGACGCCGTCCCCTGCCTCGCAGGTCATGGGAGACCGCACGAGAATCTTGCCTTGAAGTTTGGAGAGCTTGCTCTGGATTGCGGGAGTAATCAGTGCGCCCTTCTTGAATCCGCCTGTATCCCGCGCCAAAAAACGGTCGACCACGTCGGAGCTATCTGCGGGCATCAAAATACCGTTCGAAGTCCCGCAATCATCCTCCGTGACAATAATATTCTGCATGTTACTGACAAGGATCTTCGCGAGCTCGCCTGGTTCCGAAACAGAAACGGTTGACTTGATGGTGTCTAAGATTGCCTCGTTCCCAGCTACCCAATAGTCAGAAGGCTTGAGGCCTTCGCTGTACGACCGGTGGATCATCCAGGGCTCTGTTTTTCCTGCGGCGTTTCTGGCGTATACAGGAGAGCCAACTATCTTCATGTATTGAATTGGATTTCCGCGTGCGCCGCTTCGCACTTGCTGGGTCATCGTTCCTGGATGGCTAGAGACATGCTTCAGGACATCGACTTGAGCCGCTTCGACGATCTCTCTTTTGCGTTCATCATTTGTTGCGGCGTTGAATCTTTGAAGATGAGGCTTCAGTGCGGCATCTCTGGACTTGTAGTCCGGCTCGATGTCATCAAGTCCAACTGACAGGCCCTCAGAAGTAGCTAACCTATCACCTATTTTCTTGAGAGCTGCGATAGTTCGAACATAGACGTGCGCGTCTTTGTGCGCCAAGTCGGCCATGCTCTTGTTCAATGCCCTCTTTCCCGTGGGACCCTCGATGGAGTACCCCGCGGGCATAGCGGCGTTGAGTAAGTGCCGGCCAAATGTGGACGTCGTCGACATCCTAGAAACGCCCTGGCATTACAGGCGATGGCCCCGTGGCCATTTCGTTGGAGATCGGATGTGGTTCACTCCAGACGGTGTTCCGATTAAGATGCCCTTCGACATTCTCACCTTTGCCGGTTAACGCCTTAGCCTGCGTCATCTGCTCCGGAAGCTGGGCAAGTGCCGCGGCAAGTTGTCCCGCGGGCATTTCCTCGTCGCCAGTCTCCAGAGGAGTCGGCGCCTCTAACGTTGATGGTCGATCCGTCGAAGTTTCGGCTAAGCCCAACTTCTGGAGAGCAAAATAGCGACCCTGTTGGAAAGGTGTCATATTGGCTTCTTTCGTTGTCTTTGTCACGTTCTTCAACATCCAGGACTGACCCTTCGTTTGAAACAGAACAAATTGTTGGGGCAGTCCATTCACTTTTCTTTCGAACTTTATCTTATCCGGCTTCGAGGATATCACGTTTACGGGTTCTTTGTGGACCATCTCCACCATGCCCTTGCCATAGCCTTCGCTGATCTCTTTAGGCCCCTTTACGCCGTAATTGAGCGCGTAGTGCGCCGTGTGCGTTGGGGTGTGAACCGCGAGGACAGGCGGGTCCAGAGGACTCGGAAGCTTCGCCTTCGGGACCGCCCAGGAGTGGGCATGTGTCGTGTTGGGATCCACGAGACGCAGGTCCCAGTGCTTTCCCGCACGTTCGGCGTTGTGCAATTGGATCGCCATCGTCCAGGTCTTGTCTTGGAGGTCTGGGAGGGCGTACGTAAGCCTCGCAGCAGGAATGCCTGGGGCAAACTCTTTTGCCGCAGCTAACTTTCTCGGATTCGCGTCGTTGACTGGGTCAAAACCCTTGAGCTGCTCTCTTGTCAGCGGCATCGAGATAAAGCCGGTAGCGCTATTGAGAGCATGTGGTGCACGAATCGACCCCTTGTCATGGAACGTTGAGATGTCGAGACGAACCTCGTTCAGGTTAGGCGGACGGTCAACGACTAAGTCATCTCTTTTCTTCGCCAGATCTCGCACAACGGCTTTGAGCTTCTCCCGCATTTCCCCTGTCGGATAATGCTTATCTAGTTCCCCCCTAACGTAGAAACCACAGCCACCTGAAAACGTGATGCTCGTGTTCTTAACCTGGGGCATCTTCTTGAGAGCGTTCTCTACTTCAGGAACAAGCAATTTCAGGGAAGAGAGATCACGAGAAGAACCGGAATCAAGGTCAACCCAGAGTTTATTTGTCTGCGCTCCGATGGTCGGGTGAAATTCAGTGTGACGCCGATCACCGTACCACTCCAAGTCTTTCGGAGTGCTAATCCGGATGGGATTGCCCTTGTCGTAGCGCTTGTAGATGATCTGGTTAAACGCAGGAGATTGTCCGACAAGAAGGTCTTGTCCGCGGAGATACGGCAAAAGCTGTTTCTGCACGTCAGGGCGGGCATAGTAACGCCTGACCTCGTCTTTAGTGAGTTCGAGGCCGGACGTAATCTTCGCTGTGCCTTCAGTCGCCAATCGTCACCCGCGTTCCCAACTTGATCTTGCCCCCATGGTACGCCTTCATGGCCTCGGCTGTGGTATTGAACTTGATCGGTTTGTTGCCCTCATCCACAGTCGAAGCATGGTCCACACCCATGATAGCTTCGTGTTGGGGGAAGACAAGAAGCTCATTTTTTGCTTTGTCGTGGAAAAGCATTTTCGACAGGGTCATAGCTTTAGCATTATCGACTGCTCCTAACCCGACAGGAGAATGAACCTGCATGGTATCGCCGTCATAGTCCGCGTTCATTGCCTTCTCCATGAAGGGATTAATACGAATGGTTTTCCCCGGAACCATCTGCGGATATGACGCAATCATGTTAAATCGATGTAGGGATGGCGCACGATTGAGAATCACGGGCCGTTCTGTAGCTTCACGCAACAGCGCTGCTTTTGCCGCAGGATGCCGGTCCTTGGCCATCTTCTGAGCATCGATAGCGCTATAGCCCTGACCAACCAGGCGTTTGATGATGAACTTCTCCCACATCGTCCAAAGCATATCGTCCGGAATGCCCACCTCGTCCATCCCAAGAGTCAGGTCAGGGACAATCGTCCCGCGGCCTGCCACGTCCTGCGTGCGCTTCATGAGCTTGGACTGGAAGTACCCATACTTGGGACTCGACACTCCTGCGATGTACGTCAAAAAGCCTTTGTGGCCCCGAGCCTGAGACTTGGTCGTAATGGGGTCGCTTGTGCCAAAGACGGCGCCTACAGCAGCATGGAGAACAGGCCGCAGGTTCTTTTCTTCATCAGGAACAGTTCCTGATTCTTTGATCTCTTTGAACTGATTATTCACATAAACCAAGTCTCTATAGAGTGGGTTCACGTCGGCGTACATCAACTCCGAGCCACCCCGCCCAGGAAGGACCGGCCGGAACACCGGCGGAATAACGGGCACATGGTTAATAATATACGCCTTGTCCGGTGTTAGGCCCTGAGCCTTCAAAGCGCGGATATACTTCACCTGCTTCAGTTGGCTGTCTAACTGATCCGCGCGTTTGCCCTTCATGGTTTCAAGAAGTTCTTTCTCTTTCTTGTCGAGGTCAATCTTCTTCAACTCTCCCTGTATCCACTTCCCGCCCTTCTCTGCGATGGCTTTATCAAGTTGGGGGCCATTCATCCCGAGGAGTCGACGAACTGGGTCCCTAAAGACGGGATGAACAACAGGTTCACTCAGGGAAATATGCGCCCACTTCGAACCCTGCAAACCCCCAGTCGTCACGGGGTCAAAAAGTCCACCAGTTTCAGGCTTCAAGTCCTTGGCACGAACCAGCGTGGGCTCTTTGATCTCACCGGAAGACATGGCTAACACGTCTTTATCTGTCAGGGGAGCCAAAGAAACGCGAGAACCTTCTCTATGGACTCGTACGCCCGCTCCAACAAGCATGTTGAGGAACTTGTCACTGGCAAATGCGGCTTTCGGCGGAGGAGTCGGATAACCGAGCTGGAGGGCCCGCCAGTATTCATCATTCTTCTGGCTTTTGATCGTCGCAGATTCTTGTAAAACATTTCTCGCATTGTGTCCGATGAGTGCATCAAATTCCATTTTGCCGATAGCTTTTGCACTTTGAGCTCCACCCTTGGTTGGCTGCTGGTTTACGTCGTACGTGTCTACGCCGCGAGCGCTGTAGTTCGTGTCAGTAGACTTGAAGAGCTTGAAGATATACTGCCTGCCCACGAAGACCCCAGGAATCTTCTTACCGGTCATGGGGTCAGTCACAGTCTCTTTGTCTTTGACGCCGTGCTCTTTGAGAAGGTCCTTGGCCCACTTGACGTTGTTCTTTCCAGTGAAGTTGTCGACTAAGATTGGTTTGCCGGTTTTTTCGACAACTTTGCCAACGGCACTTTCAATGAGTTGAGCGGGGTTTATGCGGCTGACAATAGAGGCAGAAGTCATAAGAAGGTCAACAGGTTTACCTGCTTCATCTTTGATCATTTGATCATCAGGCAGGATTAACGAGACGACTCCTTTGTTCCCGTGGCGCCCTGAAATTTTGTCTCCGACTCCCATTATTTCTTTAGTACGAACCGTTACGGTAATCCTCTTCGGCGTCTTTACCACATCGATGACTTCACCAGGATGGTCATGCTCCCAGGTGTGAGTGCTGTCCCGGTATGGCCTTGCCAGCGACTTGTGAAGGCGCCCAAGCATGATGTCATCCGATGTCAGCTGAGATTTCCTGAGACTAAAGATGACTGGCTCGCCAGGATGAACCTGCGTCCCAGGTTTGATCACACCCTCTGTATCGACATTCTTGTAGTTCTCTCTCAGGTAACTGTTCCCGTAGTAGACCTGATGCTTGTCCTTGTTGAACGTCAAGTCTGGGTCTCTCGGGATGACAATCTTGTACATCCTCTCAGACGTGAGCTTCTTTGCCGCACCTTCACTAATGACCACAGCGTCGTTGGAGTTGTAACCGTGATACGGCATATACGCCACGCTCATGTTCTTGCCGAGAGCGAGCGTGCCGTTACGGGTGAAGTTGGACTCCCCAAGGTGTTGCCCTGCTTTTACTTCGTCGCCTTCTTTGACCGTGACGTCATGGTGCAAAAACGTCTTCGCCGCCAGCGGGAAGTTGGTCTCGTACGGAATCTTTATGAGCCCAGCGTCCTTGTCCGCAGCACCGAGTTTGATCTTATGCGGCTTGATGTAGATATAATCCTTGTCGATCTTCGCCACAGTTCCTGACACCGGCGTCACGGGGTTTATGACGCCACCCATCAACTTCTCGAACGACTTTCCCGTTTGTGACCGCACTTGGACATACGGCTCTTCTCGTTCGATAAGAGACAGCGCTTGCGTCTGGTGCTTCGCCCCCATGATTGCTCTGTTTCCCTGTGACGACTCCAGGAAGGGGAGCAGATTTGTCGTCGGGCTATAGAGCACTGACGGGTGCGGGATCTGGTACTGCACTTTCGATGCGGGAACTTGCCGGACTATGCCGTTCACCAGCGCGTCGACCGTACCTTTGATCTCTTGATTAGGGAAAGCCACTACAGAGGACTGAAGCTCTCCAGCTCTGATATACCGATGCTTCTTTGCATTTACGTCGTAAATGGGGACGTGGAGGTTTCCATGAGAATCCGTCATAGCCCGCATCGCGGCCCTGATGTCGATGCCGGCCCTGAAAGACTCGGGCGTACGAATCGGGTCGAGAGCCCCGATCTGCGTGACATGCGTCTGGCGGGCCTCCATGGGGATGGCGCGCTCGGTTGAGATGCCGCCTTCACCGAGGGACGTGACACGTACGGCCGAGTCAATCAACTCCAGGGGGTTCGTCTGTGTTGGCACAGCAACCAGCTGTGACGAATTGATGAACTGGATAAGACCGCGTGTGAATGGGCCTGCTGCGATAATCTTCCTGATTTCAGGAGTAGCCTCGGCCTTGATTGCGGCCTTACGCGCGATGTCACGAGCATCAAGCTTGATGCGCTCCTTGAAGAAGTCTTCTATGGAGTGAAAGCTCTTGAAGTCTAAGTTGTCTCTATCGTCAACTTCATCGGCTTGTCTGAAGATTCTCAGGATCTTTCCTGAGGCGTCTAAGATGCCATGCGGCGTCACGGTGTCATAAGGCTTGCCGAGAGTGCGGGCATTCACTTCAGGGTCCATCTTCACGACACCGTAACGCCGAAGAATCTCCTGCATCATGACGTCAGAGGTAGCGCCGCCTACGCGAGCATACTCCGGCACCATCTTCCCGTAGAGTTTCTCGACAGTCTTGTCTGCGTTCTTGAAAGTCTCTGTGTGGTTATAATCGGCCATCTTCTTGCCCCATGACTCCGCAATCTGCTCATGGGACACGCCGGCCTTCCTGAGGATTGGGTAGACCGGAATCTTCGTCGAGCCGTACTCCAGATGCGGAATACCCTTCTCTGGGTCCATGCTCACGTTGAAGTTGCTGCCTCCTACGATGTTGAACTGCGCTTCAAGAATGCCGTTCGAGCGCTTGCGTGCGTACACGCCAGGCTTGGGGCGGACCATGTTTGAGACAGAGTATTCGTTGCCGCCAACAATCAACGTATGCCTTGGAGTGAACCAGGGAATACGCGCCAGCGTGAAGTTCTTCGCCTTGTCGATGACCTTGCCTTCGGCATCTTTGAGAATGACCGTGCCCTTAACAACTTCAGAAAGAGTATCGCCTTTGAGAATCGCCTCTTTCTGCTCTGAAGGACTGAAATCATGCTGGTCGTAGCGCAGGTCTGCAAGCTCTATGTTCTTGTTCCTAGACTTGATCGGGAAGGACTCTTGAAGACCTTCGAGTACTTTCGCGCGGATGCGATCCCGCTTCTCCTGCGGACCCATGAGAATCGGCGTGAGGACTGGTGTTAGTTCAGGCATGGAGACAGCATAACACTGAGGGATTTAACGGTACAAGGAAGAAGCAAGGAGGTCATCAATGATAATCACGTTCATTGAAATCCTAATTCTCATTCTTTAGAGGACCCCTTGGGCTTGGAAAGCGGGACGACCTTGTCGTCGGCGCCGGAGCTCACCGTTTTTTTGACCTTTTTCTTTTCTTTGCCTTCAGCAAAAGCAGCTTCAGGATTGGGCGGATAGACGGCGTCACGGCTCTTGCGCTGCCGCATCTTTTCGAGACTCGCATCGTCAAGGCGCCACCAGAGGATGTGCACACAGCGTGCGTCGCTGGAGCGGACATTGAAGAACTCTTCTTTCTGAAGAACGGCTTCACCCGAGAGGCACATGTCCTTGATGGCCTTGTATTCCTGTTCCTGGACGTGGGGACAGGTGTAGTCGCCTATTTCAGGGAGCTGGGCTTTATCGTTCGAAAAATCAAGCAGGCAGCGTTTGCAGTTTTCCCAGGGCCGCCACAACACGAATACTTTAGAGAAGCTCACGCAGTTGATGTCCATTGCCAGTTTCCCCGTTTTACGGGGAGACTGAGCAACTTGGGGGTTTGTCGCCCCAAAGAAGTCGGGCAAGTCGAACATCACCAGCTCTGGGCTAGTATCCTCGCCGCGAGCGCCGTGCAGAATGTCGATAAGCGGTCTGTCTTCACCTGGCATCTTTTTAACCTGTCATCCCTGCCGTAGCTTGAGCCTTGCCGCTCAAGTTAGCTTGTTCGAGCCGTTGCACGACGACTGAGTAGAGCACGTAATCCTCAGTCTCTAAGGCGTGCAGCTGACTGCGCTTCATGCTAGGATCCATCATTCCAAGTTGTTGCACAATCTGATCAGCCTGCGCAATGACCTGCTGCTGGTTGTACTGCTGCGGACCCACCTGCGCTTGCTGTTGCGCCTGCTGCGCCACGTTGTTCTGTATCTTCATGATTTCTTTCTGAATCTCGTTTTGTCGGCGAATCGCGTCAAGTGCTTCCTGCTTGATGCGCGTCTCTTCTTTTTTCAGGTCGATGTCGTAGAGCTCGGCCATGGTTGTCTGCGAGATGATCGGGGCGCCTTGCTGCTGTCCGGCCATGAAGAGGTTCATCACCATCTGCTTTTTAGTGTTGTCATCAAGCATCGTAAAGTCCTGCATATCTACTCGTATGCGCTCCCAACCTAAGAACTTCGCGCAACTGTCGTCGACCCACTGGAGCAGGTCTTTAAGATCGTTAATGTGCGTCTGAAGCTGGTTCTCGATGAGCCTGAGCGTTGCTTCCATGCCGCTCTTCGTCATGCCGCCATAGAGGAACTCTTGTGGCACACCAAGAGCGGCGATGATGTTTCTCTCCGCCTCTTGTTGTTCTCCAAGCGTTAAGAGAGCGCGACCGTTTCCGCCGATCTGCGTCACACCTACGGGGACGGGCGCGAACATGATATGGAGGGGGTCCTTCCTCTGCATTCGAAAGTGGGTCTGCATTTCGGCCATCCAACGCTCAAGAGAGATGGTTGTCAGAGGATCAGCGTTGTTCGACGACTGCGCGGGATGCAGAACGCGCAGCGGGACAAGGTAGTCGAGGGCGATCGCCTCGTTGGCCTTCTTCAGAATCTGCGCATAGTGGAAGAGTTGCAACGCAGCAAGCAACGGCGGCAAGCCCCACTGAGGATTGATACCCGCAGGCCCGCCGACTTTCATGTGGAAGATTGCGTCAGGAGCGAACCGGAACTGCTTCTCATTCTTGATGGCCTTCAAAAACTCTAACGGCATCGAGTCAATCAGGGTTTTATGCCCATTGTTGACTTTCTGAATATCCTCCCTAGGAATTGTATAGTAGTAAACACTTTCACCCGTCATGCGGTTGTGGTCAATGTCCATGAGTTTGGGGTCCCACCTGATGAAGTTTATTTTCTTGCTTACAAGAATCTTGCGGTCTTCGACGTCCTTCTCTCCAGCAATAACGTTCATATTACATGCCGCACACTTGTATGAAAAGGAAAGTTTTTTTACTGCGAACTTATATCGAATATTTTGTATATTCGTCCTTACTCCGCAGTGTGGGCATTTCAAAAACCGTATGAAGGGTTGGTACATGGAAAGGAAGCAATTACCATACACGTATTTATCGAGCGTCGCCTTGATGAGTAACTCGCGTCCTCTAATAACGTTCTCAATAAGAAACTTATGTTTACCTTTTAGGGCCTGATTCGTGGTTTCGTAAAGGAATTCCGTGATGGGGTATTCCCCAAATTTTCGGAGTGCGGCGTAGATTTGTGCACTATTGTAGAAAAGGAATTCGCACCACTTGAACAATTCTTTAAGTCTTTTCGGGCTATAAACCTGACCGTACGTAAAGTAGGGGCTCGGATGTGAACCCCCCTTGCTGACGTCATAAGCATACGGGTCCATAAACAGAGTATTCCCGCCACCGAATGTGCCCATAATATGTTACGCGGCGAGAAGGCTGTTTGCTTTAGCTGACAGCGGAATCGCCGCTCTCCTTTCTTGTTGTTTTCGACTTCTCTTCATGTTATACATACTTGTATGAAAGTCACAATCAAAAAGATCAAGTGTTTGCGCTGCGGCTACGAATGGGTACCACGTAAGGACGACGTTCGCACCTGTGCAAAATGCAGGTCGCTCTACTGGGATCGACCGAAGAAGAAAAAGAAAAAGTAGATGCCCCGTCTTGGCATCACGTTGAAAGCGCACTGGAGGCGCTGATTCATGAAGACAGCTCCCGTAATCTCTGTTGTTTGTGCTGGCTGTGGTGTTTCGGTTGAAAAATCTATTTATGACATCAATCGTGCTCGTAAATTTAATAAGCAACTTTTTTGTTCTAAATCGTGTGCAATAAAAACAAGATTTGCGAATGGACGCAAAACTTACGTGATGCCCCTCGAAAAAGAATGTGTTCGCTGTCACACCCCTAAACCACTGACGGATTTCGGTCCTAATCCTAGAATGTTGGATGGTCGACGTAGTTATTGTAAGACTTGTGATGCAATATATCACAAGAAACAGCAACAACGCGAACCCGCAAAATTCAGAGCATATCAAAAAAAATGTTTGTATGGGATTACACCTGAAATGGAAGCCACTCTTCTTGCCGAACAGGGCGGTGTCTGTGGCATCTGTGGGGCCCCGCCCCCCTTGGTAATAGACCATGACCACAAAACAGGAATAGTCCGGGGGCTGTTGTGCCAACGCTGCAACCTCGGACTTGGACAACTGGGAGAGAGTATTAGTAATATTATGCGCGCAGTGCACTACTTGCGGCAGGCCACTCAAACGAAAAAGACAAAAGGTACCAAAAGAAAATCCGCCGCTTGAAACACCACAGGCTTTAACTAGTGGCGTTACCCCCCGAAAACTCTTGCCCAAACCAATCACGTCTTTCAGTCCTCTTCTTTTTTACCTTTATCCGCTTAAAATTGCGCCTGGTTCTGCGGTACAAAGCTGAGTCTACACTAAGGAGGACTCCTTTGGAAATCTGTTTATCCCAACTAGCGGGCGGGACGCCTGTTTTTTACGTCGAAACCATCTCCGGCATCTGGTCTCGTGTCTACGGCGCAACGTTGCAGAAGGCAGAAAAGCGCTGGTACTTCCCCGCCTTCCACCCCTTCATCGAACGTGTCGTGGCGGACTTCAAGACCGTCGCCCCCGACGCGGTTTACGCCGTAAACGCACAGACTTGGATCGACAAGACCAAGAACTGGACGCTGCTGAATATCCCAGGCAACTTCGCGCATCAGAACGAAGGCCTCAGTCTTTTGCTTCGCAATTTCAGGTACATCCTGAGTTGGGAAATGGGCACAGGCAAAAGTCTTGTCATCATCGAGCTAGTTCAAGCCCTGAAACAACCGACGCTAATCCTGTGCCCTCTCGTCGCAGCCAAAAATTGGCAAAAGGAAATTATCAAGCACGTCGGTAGCGCACTTTCTTGCCTCCCACTGGTCAGTGGAAGACAGGACAAACTCGAAGGCCTGAAAGAAGCCAAAGATTTCGACGTCGTGACCGTACCGTTCGACACAGCGCGTCTCTACGGCTTGCCCATGCTGCATCTGGCAGCGCGTAAGGCGTTAGTAGGGGCTCGCTTCCCACTCCCCAAGTCCGACCTAGACTTGGTCAGACAGGTCAACGACCCCAAAACACAGGTTAGGCTCATCCAAGAAACTCTCTCAGGGAAGACACGAAAAGCGTTGAAAGAAGAAGTAGCAACGTTAACACTAGAACCACAGTGGCTTACGCAAATACCCTACAAGATCATCGTTGCGGACGAATCACACCGGATCAAGCACTTGAGCAGCGTCCGAACGAAAGTCTGCATGCGCCTGGCGGCACAAGCTACGAGACGCTACCTCCTCTCGGGTACGTTAAGTCAAGGTGACCCCCGGGACCTCTACTCTCAACTCAAGTTTTTGGCACCGTACCTGATCAAAGAAGATTATCAAGGATTCCAAAAGAAATACGTCTCTTTTTCACCCTGGAATAAACATATAGTTACGGGCTATAAAAACTTGCACATACTTAACGCCATCGTATCTAGTGTGTCTTCAGTAAAAAAGCTGGCCGAGTGCAAGGACATGCCGACTCAGACATTCGTTCCCGTGTACTTTGACCTCTATCCTGAACAGGTCAGTGATTATAACTACGCCGTAAAAGAGAACGGTTTACCAGACGAGGACTTCCCCTTCGCAAACGGTGCAGTACGCATTAGCAAGCTTTTGGAGATTTGCAGTGGCTTTCATTATAGCCCGCCTCCTTCGACCGTCTGCGATACTTGTGCTTCAAAAGTTTACTGCGTTGAAACTAATATCCGGCCCGGGGCGCCACGGTGTTCCCGCGCCGACGAACTCCCAAGGCGGACAATGCGTTACGGCGTAAACGCTAAACTCGATGCCTTAAACGACCTGCTTGACGACATCCTCGAAGATCCTGAGCACAAGGTCGTGATCTGGACTTACTTCGATGTCGAGATAGATGACGTCCAGGCGCTTCTGACCCGCAGGAAGGTCAAGCACGTGCGAGTCGACGCCAGTAACTCTTCTAAAGCAGTAGAAATTGCGGAAGAGTTCAGCACTAAAGATTATCGCGTCTACTTAGGAAAAATAGGCACCGGCATTTCGATCGATCTAACGTCCTCTCGTTACATGGTCTACTACGGCCGCTCTTGGAAGTTAGACGACTGGGACCAATCCTCAAAGAGAAGTCACAGGATCACGCAAGTAGAGAAAACCGTGGTATACAATCTCATCGCGCGACATACAGTTGAAGAGAACCAGATGTCAGCGCTCAACCTGCGTCAGGACATCAGCAAGCTGCTCACTGAGAAGGCCAACTGCTTGACGTGCACAAGATACGAAGCCTGCCAGAAGGCCAGCATCAAGGCGTGGGATGCAGGCTGCAAGATGGAAACGTCAGTACCTAGGGGGGTCACCAAGCCCAAGGAGATAAAGAAATGAGAGTAATACTGGAAAAAGCAGACGTTATCGCTTTACTCGGTAAAGCCATGAAGCGAAAGTTGACCGAAGAGAACGTTGAGGTTCATGCGGACCCCTTCGAAGTTGTTATCCATGACGCAACAGGGGCGCTCGGGGTAGACGACGAGGAGCCAACATTCGATGAGACGGTACGCGTAGCCAAGCCGGCGGCCTCCCCCAGCGAAGAGGATGACGGCAAAACACTGGAAGACCTTGCACGAGAAAGCGCCGCGCTCGCTGCCCATCCACCGAAAGTGGGCAAGGCAGGAAAGAAAATAAAACGAAACTTGATGCCAGGGGAATCGCTTACACCCCGTAATCCACTTGAAGGAGACAACGATGAGTGACGAGGAAGACGAAAAGCCTGAACCCGTAGAAAGCCACGAACGCAAATTCACCTACCCCCCAGACTTCATGGACCCAGGTCTCCCCTCCGGGGTCATGTCGCCGTCGCAATTTGATACATACCGGAAGTGCCCAAGGCGTTACGAATTCCGGCACATCCACAAGCTCATCAGTCCGCCTGGCGTCGCGATGATCAAGGGTACCGCTGTACACAAAGGCGCGGAAGTTACACATAGGCAGACTCTCGCGACGGGGAAACCCTTGGGGTTGGTCGAAGCAACACAGGCTGTTTCCGACTCTTTCGACCACGAGACTCCGAACATCGAGGATTGGGGAGAAGAAAAGCCAGGTCTTATCAAAGACAAGGCTCTCCGAGCTTTCACCGTCTACTATCGGGAGGCCGTCCCAAATATCCACCCTGTAAAAGTAGAACACACGTTTGCCAAGAAAATTGGCACAGTGCCGTTTAGGGGCGTGATTGACCTCGTGGACAGCGTAAAAGAAGAGGCCTTTGTGGAAGGAGTGCAGCCGATGGTTGAGGTCGTGTCTGATCTCAAGGTCACCGGCATGCGCTGGCCTGAGCAACGCGTACGTCAGTCGGCGCAGCTCACGTTCTACGCCTACGTGGAAGAGACTTTCAGAGTGCGGTACGACTTTATCCTTGAGCAAAAGAGCGGGATAAAGTATGACCTGAATCGCTCGGTTCGAACCGCACACGATTTTAAGCTTTTGATAGAGGACGTAGAAGAAGTGGCCGACTTGATCAAGAAGGGAATCTTTCCGCGCTGTGACGGTACTGGGTGGAACTGCACACCGAAATTCTGCGGCTATTACGAACGCTGTAAAGGGCCGAAGTAAGAGGAGAAGAAAGATGATCGATATCACCGACAAGAACTTCTGGAACAAGATCGGCACACTGGCGCCGGTCGCAGAGAAGACCGTCAAAGACATGTTCAACAAGGTGAATACCGCCGCGCTGACTGTCGAAGAAGCCGAGAACGGCCTAGATGTGCTCTTGGCCTACTCGCATCAGCGCATCGTTGAGTATTCAAAAGCCTCGAAGCAGTACTTCCCGACAACGCAGTTCACCAAGAACCGTTTGCAAGACGTGCAGCAACTCTGGTGGACGGACCACTACACGGGCGGCATCAACGAAATGTCGACTCTGGCCTGGTTCAGCTCACGGAAAGTAACAAAGAAGAACGGCAAGCAAGGCCTCCCAGGCGCCAGCACACACTTCGTCTTGGGGAGACATGGGTATCCCTTCTACATCATCCCGATCTGGCACGGAGCCTGGCACGAGCCTGCACGCAACGCAGATTCGTTGTCCATCGAACTCGTGAACCCTGGAGCGCTCATCCAAACGGCAGAGGGTTGGGCAAGACCTCAAGGGGCCTTGCCCAAAGACATGATCGCTGAGACACCGCCCGCGCGCATCAATCCACCTTACAGGGGGGCCAAAATTCTCATGCCGTTCACAGTGGATCAAGTTATCAACCTCATTAAGCTCAAGAGGATTATCTTAACACTGGTCAAGCCGCGGCTGGTTCCGGAGCGCATGACACAACACTCTGTTTGGAGAGAAACCAAGATCGACATGGGCCCCCTCTTCCCACTTAATGACGTGAACAGGGCTGCGTTCGAATTCATCCCTGTTGAGCAGTACGACTTCATCCGTAGGATGCAGTCGTCCCTTCCGCCTGGCGCACTTCCTGCGGCGCCCACGAGTGACGATGCCGACGAGTCAGAAAACACTGAGCACGGGTTCGACACGCCAACGCAAGACAAGGACCTCGATGCTCAGCCTCAAATTCTTGACGTTTTAGCGGTACAAAGGCTACTGGCGACAAAGGGCGTCTACCGCGGGAAGCTCGATGGTATTTTTGGCTCACAAACAAAACAAGCCGTCACCGTGTTCCAAAGCAAGTGGAACTTCAACGCCCCTGCTGAGAAGAAACTCGAAGTCGATGGGATCCCTGGCCCCAAAACGTGCCAGGCTCTGCAAGCCAACTAACCCCGTCACCTGAAGGAGGAGACAACATGGCAGTTCAAGTTTCCGACATCTGCGATCGGTGTGGTAGAGCCACGCCGGTCCACATGAGCAACGACGAACTCGTTGCCGAGACCGAGAAGCGTAAGAACATCGAATCAACCGTCAAGGCTCTCGAAGAGCAGGTTCGTGCGACAGACCCCGTTCTCCTGCCGACCATCTTCGTGGCGTACAAAGCACCCGATGGGAAGCTCCTGGTGAAGGCACAGATCAGCGTCTGTAACCCGAAGGGCGACGGCAAACGCAGCTGCGCCAAACGCGTTGCCGAGTTGGTTAGCGACCTCTTCCCCCTTCCTGCGGAAGAGCGCGCCCCCCGCAAGCCGAAGGCCGCCAAGGCGGCAGCCGCTCCCAACGGAGACAAGGGCAAAGGCGGGAAGAAGTAATGGAGAAGTACGGAGTCGAAACCGAGAAGGTCGACAAGACTGCGGGGGACAAATCCAAGTGCCCCGATTGCGGTAAAGACCTCGAAGATCAAAACAAGACCGGTGTCCCCATCTGTCCCAATGACGGTTCAAAACCGTTCGAGAAAAAACCAGAGAAGGAGAAAGACAAATGACCGAAGAGACTCAGACCCCAGAAACGGCTGCCAAGTCGAAGACCGCGAAGCGTGTGATCGAAAACTGCAAACTGCCGGTCTCGACCATCAAGATTCCGGAGCAGTGGAATCGGAAGAGCCCAGGCAAGCTGGATGAGCTCGTGGCATCCCTGAAGACCCATGGCCAAATCGTGGCCCTCACCGTGCGCCCTGGTGCAAAGGTCGGGGAATACGAGCTCGTGGACGGCCGTCGGCGCATCCTTGCCATGCAAGAGGCAGGAATCAAGGAAGCCACCGTGACGATCGTCGAAAGCGCCGACAGTACGGATGCCTATGCGAAGAGCTTCGTCGCGAACATGCACCGCCTTCCGCACACTCCCGTCGAAATCGCGAAGGTCTTTTCCACGCTCAGCGAAACGATGAACAACAAAAGCGTCGCAAAGCTGTGTGGCGTCAGCGAAGGAACGGTCTCGCAGCACCTCGGATTCCTCAAGCTTCCGGCGTACTGCCTGTCCTCCCTGGAGAAGGGGGAGCTGCTCCCGACGGAAGCGCGGGAGCTGTGCCGTCTCGAACCGGAAGAAGATGCTGAGAAGCTCAAGGAGCTTCACGACAAGTTGGTCGATCAGGACATCAATACCTTCGAGGCCGCAGAGCGGATCGTCGACTACCTCGACAAGAAGGCCGCAAAAGAAGCGGGAAAAGATTCCAAGGGCAAGAAAAAGAAGAAGAGCAAGAAGGGCGAAAAGGGTGAGAGCGAGAAGGGCCAAGGCCGTCCTGTCGCAGAACGCGATTACTCCGAAGCCGAAATCAAGCTCGACAACAAGACTTCCGCCCGCGAGAAGCTCGATAAGTGGTCCGCCAAGCTTCCGAACACCAAGAGTGAATCCCGCCGCCAGTACATCAAGGGGCGCCTCGATGGCATGGAAGACCTCTGTGGACTTCGCGACGACTGAAAAGAAATACGGCGTAAAGAACGAACCGGCACCGTAAAGAATACTTACGGCTGCCGGATTTCTTTATGCTGGACACCTACACGCACACCCAAATAGACTTATTGAACGCGCTAAAAACCAGAGAGGAAAAACATGACAAAGAAAAACAACACGGTTGAGACGCCCGAGAACGCCCAAGAGACACCCGTTGTCGAAACAACCGCGGCGTCCGAACCTGCCCCCGAAACCGCCATCGAGAAGACGCAACCCGCTAACGCGGAGATCACGTCGTATTACGGAAAGCTCGCGGAGGGAAACGACAAGTTCATCACACAGTACAAAGACCGTATACAGATGGCAGAAAAAGACATGCCGTCTCCCCGCCAGCTCCAGGAAGTTATCGACAAGCTTCCTGAAGATCTCGCGGAGAACATCAACGGTATTTTCGAACGGCTATCGCCCGTTCGAAAAGGCATTTACGCGGCAGACGCAAGGCTCGACATGACGGAGCTTCGGCTCTATCAAGGAACCGGCACTGACCCAAGCCGACCGGCGAATTGCATCCCGGGACAGTTCTACACAACCAGCAAAGAAAATGTCGGTGCCGTATTCGAGGGCATCGTCGTTCTCATCTGGCAAGGTCGCACGATGTGGGGCGACAAGGACGACAACAACCGCATCCCTGTGTGCCAATCGATGGACCGGAAGATGGGAAGTAACTACGCCGAATGCGAATCCTGTCCGCACCAGCCATGGCGCGATGGCCAGAAACAACAGTGCAGTGATGATGCAGGCGCCTTCATGCTCACGAAAGACTTGAAGGAGCTCATGCTCGTCAGATTCCCGCGCACGTCGGAACCGGCGGGCAGGCAGTTGATGAAGCTCGTCCGGAAGACCCGCCTACCCTGGATGAAGGTCTACAAGATCACCGCTGAAGAGAAAAAGAACGAGAAAGACCGTTATCGTTGGTTCGAGATGCGGACCGAGGTCGGAGAGTACACAGATGAGAAGCTCTACGACCTGTGCAATGCGTTGAGCAGCATCACGGACCATGACTTCATTCTTCCGAATATCGCGTTCACCTACAAACGCGCTGCGCGAATCATGTCCGAGGTTGGGGGAGCCGCTGGTGCAAACGTCGGCGTCGAAAAACCAGACGGCACCAAGCCGGACTACGGCTTCGATAACGAGACACCTCCGAACGTGTAATTGAGTTGAGGTGTGCGAGCGGGGAACGAGGGAGTTCCTCGCTCGCCAGGCTTTTTTTTCTAGCGCCTTGGAGGTTGAAATGCCGTTCGAAACCCCGCACCCGCTGCTAATTGAGTTTGGCCCATGGTCAGTCAGCAAGATCGATACGCTAAAACAGTGCCCCAAGAAGTTCACCTACAACTACATCAATAAAGTCAAAACGGAGAGACCCGTCAGCAAGGCACTGCTTGTCGGTCAAGCCGTCCACAAGGTTCTGCAATACGCGATTACCGGCCGGAATCTCGGTGCGTCTTTCGAATTCGCCATCGCAGAATGCAAACTGACCAGCGAGGAAACCGACGAAGTGAACGGGTATCGTCCGGCAGTAA